CATCGACGCGCGACGCCAACGGATCACTACAGTTCCATGCTTTTGCTGGTCCTGCGATGACCAATGATGCGAGTACAAATACCGCAGCGATTACTGCTTTCATGAGTCCTCCTCTTCGAACCTCTGTAGCCCTTCGTCCGGGCTCTCAGTGGCTTACAAACTCCCAAATGAGTGATCCCATTAGCCATGATACAAATCCCACAGTTATCACAACCGCAAGAGTGAAGATGACGCAACAGACGGTGACGACCCCGGCCAGCATCGCCATGAATATTGTCACAAGCGCGTCAATCATGCGTTTTCCTCGAAGTCGATCTCGCCCAAGTCCACCACGCCCACCTCCTGAATCTCGATCACGTTCTTTTGGGCCTCGATCTTCTGTTGTCTCCGGCGCCGGATGTCCTCGATCATCTGAGGCGTCAACCTCAACACGATTTCGGATTTCATTTGATTGGCTCCTTTCGTGCCTTCACGATTTCGATACAACAGGGTCCGTAGAGATAGCGCCCGATCTTTTGAGTCTCGACAATTTCCACCGGCTTAGCGCACTTGGCGCAGCAAACAGTGGTACTCATGCCTTGTCTCCGAACTCTAGGGGTCGCGCGGATAGGGGCCTGTAGGATTCCAAGCACTTTTCACGAGTGGCCTTGAATACCTTCTCTGCCGCGTCCCAAGCCTCCACCTCGGCGTCCCATTTCCCCCAAGGAGTTTGCTTCCCCCACTCCATAAACATGGATCTCTTGTTACCCGGCAGACCGGCCAAATAGGCCAGCGCGTGGCCGATCTCGTGGGTCATCACGGCCAAGGGATCGATATCCATCTTCTTAACTTGGCTCTCGTCCAGCGTTATTTCGAACTTGTTGGAATCTTGAGGGCCCTGAGGAGTTATACGCGAGCCTATCCAATCAGAACCTACAACGCGGAAATGAATAGAGAATTCTTGCTTTAGATTGGATTCAGAAACAGGGATCTGTTGCTGTTCTAGTCTTGCGATAATTTCGGGGTCGAAGGAGCCGATCTCATACGGAGGACGCGGAATGGGCATCGACTCGTCGAATTCAGTAACTTGGGTGTGTTCGACGAAGTTGCCGTTCTTATCCGCAATGTACTTCTTCACGGTGCTTCGCACGTTTCCTCCTTTGTAGGGATGAGCCGTCTCCTCGCTCTGCGAGTGGTACGACGGCTCCCCTCGGTGATTTACCGTGAAAACAGTCTACTATACTTGGGCCCGAATGTCAAGCGTTAAATCCACTTTGTTTTGCTTTCGTATGAGGGCTGCAACTTGACGCTCGGCCAGCGAACCCTCAAGCACGAGATGCTTATAGAGCACCTTCAGGAACTGCCCTATGCGATGGATGCGATCTTCGGCCTGAGTAACGATGCCGGGTACCCAATCCCGCTCCACGAAGATCATCAGGTGGGCCGCAGTCATCGTGAAACCCACTCCCATGGCCCCGATAGTTCCCACGGCCACGTGAACGTCGGGATCGGTCTGGAAGCCGTCTACCAGTTCCTGACGGCGCATAGACGGCACTGTGCCATCGATTAGAACGGCGCCCCGGGCCTCGAAATGCTTGTGGATGGCTTGGGCCACCTCGACGTGCCAGCACATGACTACGATTTTGTCGTGCTCCTCAAGGTCGGACTCGATCACTTCGATGGCCGGGGCCACCATTTCCAGCCCCAACTTCTTCATGGCGCCACTGTGATCTTGAAACCCCACGGTGAGCAAATCGTCCTCGTCGCGGTTGCCCAATAACTGGTCGAATTCCACCATTTGACGGGCGATAGCCTTCTTAACCGTCGCATTTCTGCCGGTTATGGGGACGATCATCCGGCGCTTAGGGGGCAGCTGGGGCAGGACGTCGGCCTTCAGGCGGCGGACCATAAACTTCGAGCGCATGTATTCTTGCAGTTCTTCGAGGTTGTCGGCCTCGTCCCAGATCCAGCCCGCGTGCATTTCCTTACCCTGTGCGGGATCGAATCTCTTGATCTCCAAAAGTTTGCAGTATCGACGGGCGAACCTATACCAGTCCGCGCCCAGCCCTGTGGGGTCCAAGGCCTGAATGATATTCCACAGTTCCTTGGGCTTCCCGTTGAGCGTGGGCGTTCCGGTCAGCATGACAAGTTTTCTTGCTGGAATACTTGACACTCGCTCCACGATCCTATTGTTCTCGTCTCGCTTGATGCCTCCCAACACCTCGCGGGTGCGGTCGGCGCGCCGGTTCTTCAGCTTGTGAACCTCGTCCACGATCACCACGTCCCATTTCTTCTCGCGCAGCGCCACACGATGATCCTTCAGGATTTCGTAGTTGATGATCGCGACGTCCGTGTCAGGGAACTCGCCCTGTCGGCCCTCGACGATGCCGATGGTCAGGCCCTTGACGTCCCATTTCTTGAACTCGTTGCGCCAGTGGGGCTTGAGGAAGCCGGGACACACGATCAGAACTCGGCGGGCGTCGTCGTAGTAGTTGCACAGGCCTACGGACTGGATGGTCTTGCCGGAGCCGGGGTCGTCGGCCAGAAGGGTGCCGGAGTGTGTTGCGATGTATTCGATACCAGCTAATTGGAAGGGGAGGTATTTCTGGTCGGCGGGGCAGGGAACTGCGAGATCCGAAGTCAGGGCGCGCGAGGGATCGGCGGGCGGCTTACGTAGACGCTTGAGTCGAATCGGAATTGTACCAATCTCCCTTCTCCATGATGGGTTTCTCGAATTGGCCCTTACTGTTGCGCCACATCGGGATGCCGTCGCTGAAACGGATAAGTTTGTGCTTGCAGCGGTAGCACTTGCCGCACCGGCTGCACTTGTACTCCATGATGCAGCCGCAGACTTGTCTACGTATCGATGTCGGTCCTTCAGACTGCGTAATTTCAAACTCTATCGTCATGCCCGAATCTCCAATTTGTGCAAATCCTCGAAAGTCAGATCGTGGTGCGCCAAATCCGGTAGATGAGACTGAAGAAGACGAAGCCTAGCAATCGCGCATTCTGCACCAGCGATTGTGCCCAAATTACGTCCGATCTCTGACATCACATGATAATGGGTCATATAGCCGCTGCTGAAATCACTGCTCTTCATTTCGCGATCCCTCTCGTAACGAGCCATACGCTTTTTGGCACCTTTTAATAGGTGGGCGCCTTCCTCAAGCTGTCCTTGCCAGAAAGACAGCCGGTCGCGAAAATGCTGGTGCAATTCCTCGGCGGTGTAACGCAGCTTAAATGCCATGTTGTTCCTCCTTCTTGTCGCGCTCAATGTGGTGGGCCCAGTGCTTCTTCACGAAAGGCCACGCGACACATCCCACTACGCCATCGAACAAGGCCATCAGGAACAACTCGAATTCCCAGTGGGCCGCGTTATGCAGCAGAGACCAGAATGTTTCGGGATCACTCATGATTTGAGCACCGTCCCGCTCTTCTTGATTTCTTCGAGTTGCGCAAGGGCTTCTTTTCTGATCATGATTTCGGACTCTTCTGACAACGTATCGAAGGTCAATTCGTCGTGAACCACCTCGATTTGAAATACAGCGAAATTCGTAAATCGGAACCATCCACGGTCCTTTATGAGAAGGTCTACCATATATCCTTTGGGGAGGGCCGCGGGTTTCGCCGCGCGCAATTGCTTGACACACGCCCGAATCCCCGCGATGGTCAGGACGGGCTCTTTACTTTTCTTAGACATCGGCGTGGCCCCCTTTCAACAATTTATATGTGGCCGTCTCACTTGCCCGACGCTGTACCCACGCATGAAGCGCCCCAGCCCAGCGAAGCGCATCGCGCCAGAACGTGGTGTAGCACACAACCCAGATTGCGCCGTTGCAGGTTCTTGTTCGGTGATGCTCTTCGTAGTTCATTCCCCCTCCGTTCGAAAAGTCATGTCGTCGCCCCGGGGTTTTATTTGTCTCCAAATGATCGGAGCCGGGTCGTGCCCGTCGAGCATCGCGAACAGCGTCCCCAAAAGATTGGGGTCTGAAATCCGTTTGATATATTGAGCAAATTGCGCACGATACTCTCGGTCAGTCCCGTTCAGCCAAGGATCGGGTCGATTCATGAAAATCTTTCGGGCCTCTATGTACAGACAATTGAAATCTCCGTTCAGTTTCTCGGACCAAGACGTCAGCCACTTCTTGAAGTGCTCGGGCGTGTGCTCGAAACCCCCAGTGCCGGTCCCGTTCGACAGCAGTTCCCACACGCTGCGCGCGTTCATGCCCGTGACGATCTTGTGCAGGCGCAGATAGTCGGCCATCTTGACTTTGATCTTCAAGGGCGAGCCCGTGCCGTTGCGATAGGTCAGGACGTAGCCCTCTTCATTTTCGATGTTGGCTGCTTTCAGCGCAGCCAAGGACAGATTGTATTCTTCTGTGACGCGGATGCCGTTGTACCTTCCGCAGTCCACCAACGTGGGGTAATGATACTCCCAGCCGGTGCATATATCCACGAGCCCGATCAGCACCAACCCTTCGAAATCGTACTTCACCACGATTCGATTCTCGGGATAGATGATCTCGAACAGAGGTGTCGCAGGTGTAGTCACGCAATCCACGAACCCATCAGGACACGCTCTATTGAACCATTCGGTGGCCCACTGCGATTGCGGACTCGTGAAACTCCCGCGAGTCGCGATGCCTTGATGGCCGTCGTACTTCCAATAGACGCCCAAACTACCATCGTATTTCTTTGTGACCATCGGAAAAAATTGCGGCAGGTTCTCTTCCCACGTCTCCGGCAGGTTTGATGTCTGAAGGTTGTGAAACTTCTTGAAAGGGCGCGCGACAATGTTATCGTTGTCGTCCACGATCAAGCCCCGGCAGAAGTCGATAGTGCCGCCCCACTTATTCTCGAACTGCGCGTGGGATGTGTAGTTATAGATGCGCAAAGGCAACGTGGGATGACGCTGGCAGCCCACGAAATGATCGTGCGCCAACTGTACCAACTCCTTAATGTCCAGCAATGCGCCCAGTTTCATTTGCCCTCCTTCGAACGAATCAAGATATCAACAATGCGCAGGGTTATGAACCCGCAAGCCAACACGCACATTATAGTGACTTGCGCGTCTTCTGTCAAGTGCTGAAACCAGTGTACCACATTACCCCTCGGCGTCGATTTTCGCCAGCTCAAGTTTCAGACGATGCACGCGCGTCTCCCCTTCCACGAAGTCCGCGATCTCGCGAAGACAACCCTCGTCAAAAATCGAGGTGGTTGTTTCGCATACGTATTTTCGCCATGGGGCGTACCAGTAGACGTCGCCCAACTTCGGGCCACCGGCTGCGGCCTCTACAACCCAACGCTTAGTCTTGCCACTGGGGCTCGTGCCGTTCTCGGTGAATTTGATGTAGCTCACAGTGTGTAGTCCTTTATGTTCTTGGCCGACTTGGGGCCGCGAACGATCTCCGCGAGAACGCCGCGCCGCACCCGGCGATACTGAGGCGCGCCGATCCGGCGAAGTTGCTGCTCAATGATATCGAGACGGCTTTCAATGGCTGGCAAATCCCTGTTCAAAACTTTCGAAATTTCCATCAACCACTTATGATGATCGGGGTCATGCTTCATAGCTAGCTCTGAAGCATCCCAAGTCAAACGCGCAATGTCCTCGACTGTCGCATTTTTGATGAAGTTCTCCCGAGATGTTAGCTTTTTCTTAGACATCTTTTCCTCCCGTGAAATCCTTGGTCTTCAACTTCGTGATAATCCGGTGATGGTGCTTGTCGAACAGCGTCTCAATGGTCCGGCCCACGAGACCTTCGGCCTTCTTGGCGGCTCCCGGAATGTGACTGACGAATCCTGCGCGTACGAAATCGGTGGCTTCGTCGAGAGACCAGTCCCCCATGAAGGGCACCACATCCAGTCCCAGTTTCGCTCCGACATCTTCAACTTGTTCCTGATTCAACCACCACTGGCCGTCTACGAACACGTCGAACAGAATGAACTTCTTGGTCGCGCTGTACTGCATGCCGCTCTTCTGGATTCCGGCGCCGTAGCCCTCGCCGTAGAGCACGACGGGGCACTGGAACGAACGCCCCATCTTCTCGGGCGTTACTATGCCAAGGATATTCTGAACCAAATCCGCGGACATGTTGGCGTTGTCCGTGCGCCCGCCGACTTTAACCGATGCTGGTATCCGGGGATCTGGGTACGGATCGGTATTACACGCCGCGGCGGATTCCGGCGCAAACATGATGCGCACGTTCGTGCCATCAATTTTCTCTGTCCAGCGCCACGTTTTGAAAATGCTGTACGCCCTGTTCTTGAACTCGCCCGGGATCACCGAGAAAGTTTTGGGGTCGCGCTCGTAGAGGGTCTCGATCTTTTGGTATTCGCTCATGATACCTCCGCGCCGAATTTGGAAATAAGCAACCACGACATCACTGCGAAGAATCCCCGGGGCAGAACGGTGAAAGCCTCCACGATAATCAAGGCCAATCCCTGCCAGTAACCTTGGGGCCTCAGGAAGTGCCACGCCAGAATGTCCGCGCCCAGAATAAGGAGCAGGGCCACTAGGGTGGCGAGTATCAGGAACAGGCCGAACACCACATAGTTCGTTGGCCAAGTAAAGTTACTCATGATTACTCCAGATGATACCGAGACCGACAAACGCCAATGCAAACCAAGGATGCCCCATGAAAAGGCAAACCAACGCGATAATGAATATGAAACCCATAGTTCCTCCTTACCAAAATTTGACGAGAAAGTGCTGAATGATCAGAACAGCGCCGACCCCCAGTGCTATCGTGCCCGCGACTTCGATAGTGGTGACAGCAATGATGAACGCAATTACAACTTTATCAAGTTTGTCAATTTTCATGGCCGAAATCCTCCTTTGAACGCCACCCAGATCGTGACGAATGGAATCAGGTTCATACACAAACGCTTCTGCTTCGTCGAATAGTGCGCACCTACCCACATGCTGCCCTAGCGGAGCAGCACGCCCACGGTTGTCTTATGCACGCGCTTGGCTTCGAGGGCCAGAGACTCCGTAGTCCACGGCGGATCGGGATGGAAGATGCCAGCCATAATGTCGCGACTGACGCGCTGACAAAGATCGTTTTCATAAGTTGACATTAAAAATCTCCGTCCGCTACTTGATAGCACGTCAGGCCGTTCTTGCGCCACATCGCGACAACACGGTCGCGGTCGTCGATTGTGAACGCAACGCGATCTCGGGGCAGCAGGTTCAGGATGTCTTGCTTCACGAGCGTGTCGTCCCTACGATCTCCCGCGTTACGCATGAAGATGTGATGATAGGGCACGTTGTTCTTCGCAAGCCACTCCACCGTGCTGAACGCCGACGACCCCGCGTCTCTGCCGGACACGATGACAACCACGTGGGTTTCGTACAGGCCCCGCACCCAGTCCACGACCACCGAGAAAGGGGGATCGGCCAGAATCAAATCGTCGCGGTAAAAATAGTTCCAATCAACTTTCCCATTTTCTCGAAGTTTGCGCCTATGGCTGGTATCGGACAGTGTGCCGTCCACGTCCACGATCACGATGGGCTTGTTGGCGGGCCACTGGATCAGGCCGCGCGATAGCGCGAATCGCTCGACGACTACGCGGCCAACCTGCGCGCCACCCTTGGAGTACTTCCCCGCTCGCAGCGCATCCCGCCTTACACACTCGTCCACTGACACGTCGAAGAACTTGACCTCGACTGCCAAGCCCCACGCATTAGCCAACTCGGTCCAGTAATTTACGTGGCGGTCGCTCAGATTCGTGTTGTCAATCAGGAGATTGTACCCATCTCCCGCGGCTTCGTGCGCGGCGAGATACGCGCGCTCAATCACGCGCTTCTCATTGGCTTTGGAAAACTTGTAGTTAGGAGATTCATGGCGAATGTCGTCCCACGACACTCGGGCCCACTTGTGGGGCTCGCGCTCCATCAGATCGTGGCAGTACGTGCTCTTCCCACTCGCCGGGAGACCGCTCAGTATTCGCATGATGCCGGGCATTGGCCCTCCTTTAAGTGTGCTTAGGATATATCAAAAATAGGTGTTTGTCAAGTCTTTTCGCGTATCGAATTGTCGCCCAAGTACCGGACCGAAGTACCTCAGTGTCTTCGCCCGGCGCCGCGACCATCAGATCGCAAGCCTTGACGATGTTATGGTTGCGCGTCAAGTACTCCCGGGGCGTTTCTGTTCGACCGGACTCTACCCAAGCGCGCTTCGCAGTGTGTATCGGCGGAAACGTCCAGATGCCGTACTTCATATCCCGGGCGATTCTCACAGCCTCGGCGTCCGCACCGATGCAGTCGCCGTGAAGAAACCATAACTCCTCGCCCCAATCCTCATAGATGCGCAAAAAGGCTTCGAGGACTTCTTTCTGGAAGTCCGTCATGCCCCGTTGCGTTCCTGTGAATCCGATTTTCATATTTACTCCACGCAGACCCATCGAGGGGCGTGATTGATTCCGCATCTCACACATTTTGCGTGATGCGTATAAATGGGCATCCACCCCGACATCGCAGCGCACGTAAAGGAGCAGAATACTGGAATCAATTCATCGCGCTCGTCTGGCACCTCAACGTATTGAACTCCGCGCGAAGCGCCCTCCGGGTCTGCCCAATGCCGTCGGCGATCAGCGCAACCCTGATGCGTCATGTAGCAGGGTTGACGTCTCACGAGTTCACCCTTCTGATCCAGCCGATAATAAATTGACGTTCGGCGGGATGCTCGCTGCCGATATCAAAAGAATGCTGAGCCAATACAGTCTTGAACGCCGACAGAAGCGAAAGGGGCTCGGCTCCGTTCACTGCGGCCAGCGTTTGGGGCCCGAAGTTCCCATCAATACTCAGCTGAAGAACGCCCTGAATCAAGTGCACAGCCTCGCCCACGCCGAAGAGCACGCCCATATCGAATATTTTCGATGCCACAGACTGGTCCTCGATAGACCAATATAGTGGGTTGTTGTAACGTTGCGGCTGTGTAGTCGTCTCGTACCACTGCGCGGCCTCGGCGGATGTCAGCGTGCGAACATCTTTGCCCGGCATCGTGAGATTCAGATCCCGTTGAGTGATGCCGAAATTCGTGGCGCCCCCGGGATCAGCAGGGTTATCCACAAAGCCGCCCTCGTGTTGAAGCGTCAGCAGTACCGCTATTGTGAAATCAGCCATTCTTCCCCTCCCGATGAAACGTATCATGCCCCCCGATTTGCACTGAATCGAGATGGTTATATCCGTCTTCAACCGCAAGAATGAAACTAGCACCTGCCCAATTCCGCAGGGCCTGCCAGAATCGCTCCTCGGGGTGCAGCAGACAATAAGCTATGAAATCTACCAACACTTTGCTGTTGCGCGTCTCAGTAACCCACTTCGCGGGTGCCAGATTGGCGCGCACCTTGCCTAGCGAGGCGGGATCGTCCATCTCTCCGTAATAGGTTCCGTCCACGCAGCGACAATTGGAGCCCTTGCAGAATTCGCCCGCTGCGCAGCTACCGTGCTCGCTATTGGGATGCGGACACCCGCAATTAGGATTTACATAACTCATTGTCCTACCTCCAATTCGTACGTGGACAGCTCGGACACGCACGTGAACTTCGTCTTGTAGCCCGGCGCGTGAACTTCCTTATCAACGTGGTAGTGGCCGAAGACCCACTCCTCGGGTTGATGCGCGTCGAGCATGGCCTGCAAGGCTCCGCACGTCCGAGACGTGCCGCAGGCCTGCTTCGCCATCCAATACGGGCCCATCAAATTGTAAAGTAGAGTCTTGTTGACGATCTCGGGGCAGTCGTGGCTCAACATGATCCGCGGTTTGGCCGCAATGTACATGTCGATGATCCTATCGAATACCCCATACGACAACTCTTCGTCGCACCACCAACTGATACCTTCGATGCGCATGTCACGGTCGATGCTCCACGCTCCGGCCACGTGAAAGATGTCGGTCTCTTTATCGTATCCCCAGTCACCGCGGTAGTTGCCATGTCGGCGGCACTTCTCGGGGTCGTCGTGATTGCCACGGAAGAAAGTATGGTTGCCCGTCGGCATAGTCGTGCCCGGGGGCGGCAGACCCACGCCCTTGAAACCCAGTCCCATGTCGCCCACCTGAATACTCGTGGCGTGCGGGGCCTGCCCTTCCAGTTTTCGCAGAAGGTGGACGTACTGACCCGTCTTTCCGTGTACGTCGCCTATGATTGTGATCTTCACTTAGACCACCTCCGCTGGAAATATTTTGTTAGCAAAAAGGGCGTATTCTGTGTTCACCATTTGTAGTTTTTCCAGAGTAACTTTGCGCCAGCCTTCTCGCTCGAATCGCGTCACCACTACATCATCGTCTAGTACTTCAAGCCTCCCATCAGGTATGGCTTCAATTGACGTGCCACTAACCATAACTCGTGGTCCGGTTGGCGGATATACATACCAAATTTTCATCATTTACCTGTCCTCCACCAGCGCGCCACACGCGCAATGATAATCGTGAGAGCGACCCATCCGAATGAAACCGCGCACAGGGTTCGAAGAATCATAGCCGCGATCCGGGTGTCGCCAGCCCCTTGTTGATGCGGCGAGAGAGATCGGATTGCTTCTGGGCCTTCCGGGCTCGCGTTTGGAGACGGGTATTGATGATACGGATGGCCTCGCGAACGCTGTGCGTGATGTCGGGCTGATAATTCGGAAATGATTCCGCGAATTCCAAATCGGCGTCGAACAATTCATCCGCGAGTTGCTTGGCCTCCAGCGTCCGGGGATGCCGGTGCCGAAGAATTCTGCCCTTGAAGCGCGCGGCGCCCATCAGTCCGTTGCGCGTCTTGGGCGCGATCAAAATGGTCTTCTCGTCCTCCGGTAGTTGCAGGCCGGTCTCCGCGTCCAGCTCGTAGTGCGCCGTGGAGTAGGTCAGATCGGCATGTACGACCGCGGAACGGTGGCGCCCCAGAACGCAGCCCGGGTTTCCGCAACGGGTCATCTTACCCAGACCCGGATTACGCTCGCTGTAGGACTTGGCGTAGTGTTCCGCGTGGTATCGGAGTGTTGCCTTGGCGACTTCAGAGAGTTCGCCCACCACATTGATTCGAATCATAGCCCCTCCTAAAATGGTCGAATTTTCATGCCCTTCAAAAGTTTAATATCCAGATCGGTAAGCATACGGTCGAACTTTTTCGCGCCCTCATCGTCCCCGTAATGATAACGGTTGCCGCCAACCTGCCCGGCCTTCTCGGCCCTCTCGAGAAAAGTCGTACCGTCGGGGCAAACGTGCTCCGAAGGCCGACACGTGTAAACCCCCTTACACCAAAAGCAAACGATGCCCTGCGGCAGCTCGCCTTGCGGCATGATTACTCCCCTTCTTTTTCCTCGATCTTCACGCGCGTCCAATAGCCGCCCGTGCGTCCGTCGTTGTAGAGCGTGAAGACTTGCTTGGTGCGCCCTACCTTTTTATCCTTCTCCCACTTCTCGCGGCTCGCTCCGTTCTTCTCATTGCTAGCTCGTCGGGGCATCAGGCCCTCCTTCGTTCTCCATAGCCGCTGCGTCCACGCCCATGGAATCGTTGACCAGTTCGACAACCTCGGCCAGTTTGTTCTCGGCGCCCATAAACTCCTCGACCGGCGTCTCGGCCATTGTTGGTGCCATCGCTTGAAGCGCGGCGTACGCTCTGTCATACTTCGCTTGAAGATCATCGTAATGAGCGAGAGGAACCGCGTCCACCCACTTCGAAGCCACAAGGGCCTCTCCCAAGACGATTGCTTCGTCGTACTTCGTCAATAGGAAGCGAGTGTCGTCCGGTGTCACCGCCAGCTTCGCGTCCAGAAGATTGCGAATGCTCTTGATGATTTCTTGGGGCGTACGTTCCGCCAACTTTGTCTTCTCGCTCTTCTTGACCGAACGTCCAGCCTGTTCTCCTACGGTGTGTCCCATTAGAGTTTGCCTCCTTCGTCTTGGATTTGATTCTCGGCCCGCACTGAAATCGATTTTACTGCGAACATGCTCGCCACTTCGAGGGATTCCCGAACGGCTTGAAATTCCCGATCACCTGCGAACGTCAAATTATTGGCGCAAAGGACCGTCAACTGAGTCAGGGCCTTGTCGAAGATCTGGCGCACTTCCAAAACTTTGTTGACGCCTCTTGAGTTCAAGGCATACGTTTTGAATTCCTTATTTTGAATGTCCATAATTCCTCCTTGTACATCTATGATGCGAATCTTACATGTTGGTGGGATGAAGAATCTCACCACACACCGTCCATGCCTCCCGACATCGCGACGCCCAGCATGCACGCCGTCCACTCTTTGCCGTGCGATCCTTTGCCGTCGTGCTCCGCGACTCCGTAAGTCTGGATGTGACACATCTCGTGAATCATGGACTCGATAGCAACGGTCTGCGCGACGTTCGCGTAGGGCGCGATGTGAATCGAGCACGCCGAAGGCTTCATCGTAACGATATCGAGACTGCATTCCGTTGAGCCCACGTCCTCCGGTTCGTCCGGGTCCGGCGCGTAGATGATCGCGGTGTCCTTCGGCAACCGTCCACCGAAATACTCGTCGTTGTAGGTGGAGTAGATGCCCTCTAAAAATTCCGTGTTCACCGCCGATTTTCGCGCGGCGTTCGCCGCGACAGCGTGAAGCGAACCACCGACGATAATCATAACTGCGACACACAGTGCTGTAATCTTTTTCATTGGGCCTCCTGACTACTCAACCATCCTACTATACTTCGACGTGAATGTCAAGCACTATTTTGGTGCCCGCCTGCCGTGCGCTCATCCGCGGTAAAAGGGAAGAGGCAACGGCCCTCCATAGGATCGTTGATGGATTCCGGTGCGCCGTACGCCCTAGAGCCTACCTTACGCTGATTGCCGACCAAGTGCGGCGCGCCGTCCTTGTTTTCAATGACTTGGCCGTCCTCAACCGTCAAACCGTAAAACAGGAGTGCGCGGGCCTCCATGTGCATTTCATGAATCATCTCGATCTTCTTGATTGAGGCGCCCACGGCGTTGATGTAAGCCCTTTCGATATCGGCCTTGGTGATCAGGTCGATGCGGGGAACCCTGCCGACGACCACAGGGCGCCATATGTGGCCTAGCGCGCCCCTCAGGGGCGTCCCCAGAGCGTTGCGCCGGGGCGGGTCAGGCTCGCACCTCAGAACTTCAGAACTTTTCGTCTTATAGGCCCACAGAGCGTGGCCGGAATCACACAAATCGATGGCCTCCCGGAACGTGATCCATTTGCGGCACTTGCAGTTAGGCCGCATCCTGTAGTATTCAGGGGCCTTAGTGACCTCTTCGAGCCAAGATTTGGGCTCGTCCTCATCGCGCCGGGGATTGCGGACGCAAATGTATCGATTATTTGGAAGGATCTGTTCTTCCAAGGTGCCCGGCCCGTAATCTTGCAAGAGACGGCACGTGTGAACCTTCACCGAGAACTCCACAACCATAGCGCGTTTCATGGCTGCAGCCTTTCAAGAATTTCTTTGATGTGGTAGATGAATTCCTGTTGTGAGAGTTCTTGTTTCATATAATTGCAAATTTTACAGCAAGAAGTGCAATTTTCAGGCGTATACCCTAACGAGTTGTTCTTCCTGTCGATGCCATTGTAAAAATAGGATTGCCCGTTTTTCTTCTGTTTACCGTTATGCGCTCGATGTTTGCTTTCTTGAGATGGTGATTCGCCGCAGTAAAAGCAATCAGCGGATGTGAGTTCTCGAACAAGAGTTAGAGAAAGATGAAAATCTTTATTCGTTCGTTTGGCGTTTTCTCGATAACATCTAAAGACGGCTCTAAAAGCTGCCTCATCTCCTACCAGCCGTGTTTGGCATTTTCCGCAACCACGACTCTTTCCCGCCAATAGATTTCGACCATAAATTGACTTAGTCTTTCCGCACGTACAGACACAATCCCAGCAAATTCGACTACTTTTTCGGGCGCTTCGCCCTAAAACTTCCCATCGGCCAAATAGCCGCCCAGATAAGTCCTTTAGTTTCATACACAATACCCTTTAGAGACTGGATCGCGTTTCACGGAGTCCTCTCAAAACCTGTTCCTACACAGGCATGACTTTCGGTCGACCTCGGGGCTTTCCTCCCAAGATCCCATGACCATCTGCCCTACAACCCGCTGCGACCCGTTTGATGTTTCGCACCAACGTGTCCACAGTCACGTAGTTCAAATTCATCTCTGCCGAAATTTGACCACGAGTCTGCTTCATACGAAAGTACAAATGGATGATCCGCATCCAGCGACCGGCTGCTGCGGATTGTTTCTTATTTGTTTTCAACTTAGGAAATGACCGAAGCAAAATCTTTTGAATTTTGGCATCGCTATTCGCCCAATCCGGGGTCTCTTTCTGTATGCTTCTAATCACCAAAATTTGGTGGCCGGAACGCATAAATTGTTCTTTCGGATCTATTTGTTTCGCCAACTCCCCATATGTGGGGCGCAAGTTATTCGCCAAGGGTCTCGCCCTTCTCTGGGTACAATTTTTCGATCTCGTCTGCTGTGATCACGTCCGAACCCTGATTCGCGATGTGATCTGTACCAGAAGGCTTCCCGGAGATGCGAAGATCCTTATCGAACTGATGGCTCTGAAAGTGGTCGCTCTCATCAGCTTCATCCGTCGCAGGATTATACTTACGTCCGACAGCTTCGACCTGATCCTGCCGGGGATGCTCCTTGCAAATGAATCTTGCGTTGGGAGAAACGGCTTCCTCCGTCAGATGCACATTCGCGCAGCCCTTCACTTTGCACTGTATGCTATTCATTGTCGGCCTCTTCCTCTGGTGTTTCGTCCGCGAACAGGTCGTCCAGTGTCTGATCTGCGGATTGAATGAAATTTGCATCACGGTACAACTTGTCTTCCTTCACGAACGCTTGGAAGTATGGATCGCTCGTGTCGTCGTGCGGGTATCGCACTCCGAACGTGTTGTCCCAAGTATTCGTCTTCCACGCGTTGACGATGCTCTGAATCTGGCGCCCGGCCACGCGTCCTGCTGTTGCCGCGCTCTCCTTAGTGACGAACGAGGCATTAAACTGTACACGGCAGCGAGTAATGGCTGACGCTGGAACCTTGCATGCGTTCTGAGCCAACCACATCTCTTTGCGCGCTACTGCGGCCTTGGTCGTGTCAAGCTTCCCGTCCGGCTTACGGCCCTGAGCCTTCTCCATTTCCTCGATCTGGAAGGTTCCGGCCAACAGCCACCAAAGATCGTTCTCGTCTTCGGCCCCCACCACCGCCTCCGTGCCAGCTTTATACGCTCCGGCGTCCACCAACAACGTTACGATACGGCCCTTCGCCAACTTGGTGCTGGCTTTCTTGAACCAAAGGAACGCCACGTCCCGAATGTCCGCGAGCCAGCTGTAGCGGCGCAACTGCATATCGAATCTCGACATGCCTTGAGACTCATGGAAGTCCTTCGCTCCTGTTTTGATGTCTACGATTAACGGTCGCAGTATACCATACTCTGCCCTCCATGTCAAGGGCGGAAGTAAGGGATGTGCAGGATCTACATAACACACGATATCCAGCTTCCCGGCGTCTTCGATCTCGCCGTAGTTGGAGTCTCCGGGGTAAACCTCCTTGGCGTACTCCCTCTGGAACACGCTCTGGGCCCCCATGGGGATCGGCAGAGAGGGTTGCCTAAGGATGTACAGTTTCATCATGTCAACGCCACAGCGGTTCAGGTTCTCCCAATCCTTTTCGGTCTTGGAGAACTTCAGATCCTTCTGCTCCTTGTGCGCCCCCCACTCAGCCTCGAATGTTTCAATGCCGCGGACCCCGTTGTTCTCATGATAGAACTGGATCGCGGTTTCCAGCGCGCGCCCGAACTTGAACGCGGCCTTATTGTCTATAGGCTTCCAGCCTTCGACGCGCCTCAGGTAATACTTGAGGGGGCATTGGTCGAAGTCCAGTCCTGCGCTGTATGAGTGTTTGCGCCACGCTTGACCCTTCTGGTTCACATATAGAACAGCCATTAGTCTTCCTCCTCGCCGCCATCTTCTTCGTCGCCATCCCAAATGAAATCGTCGTCGTCATCGTCCTCTTCGAGGACGTCTTCTGGGTCTTCGAAATCGTCGCTGTCCTCGCCAAACATCATTTCGTCGAGACGCCTGAGAACTACACCCTCTTCGTCGATCTCCTGAGGGTCGCGCGAGGCGCAAGTCTTGCAGGTGTTCCGCTCGTACTCGTAATACTCTTCGAAGTCATCCTGCGTTTTGATTGTGGCGCAAACATCGCAAAAGTGGATCATAGAGTCTCCTTAGATTCTCGAAGTTTCCGCAAAGCGGGGGCGACAAATTCCATCATCTCCCCATATGTCAAATGGTCGAGTTTAATCCTGTTGCAGCGTACACAACACGGCACTACATTGTTTGCAGAATATGAACCTCGCGGGTCTACTTTATCTAAAGAGTATCCTCTTATACCCAAAGGCCCGAGACAATAGTGGCACCCGTTAAAACTCAACAAACCAATAAAGAAATTCGTACGCCATAACGGATCGCTCTTAGAGACTTTGGTTTTCTTTAAAAAGAACACCAATCGTGCGTGCCGAAACGAAAAGGTTTGCTGTAAGCGCGATCTCTCTTCGCCGTGAGTTGCATAGTGCCTCTTAAAATACAATCGCATTTCGGCAGCATGTTGGGTACGATACTTCTTCGCGCAGATTCGGCACCATCCTCTTGTTCGTCTGAGGACCGAAGGCGAGGCGGTCTTCTTTGTCAACTCGCATCTACACTTATAGCATTTCATAACGTCTCCGAATTCGACAAATTCTGAATCTGATCCTTGAACGGCTCCAAGAACATACTATGGCGTCCTGAGTAACTGATGTGTAAGAGGTGAGCCGCCCTTGTCGCTGCAACATAGAAAATTCTGGTTTCCTCTTCCAACTCCCCGTCCTTATGTGGCATCCGCCCCTGTTCGGCCCCCACAATAAAGACATTTTCCCACTCTCTTCCTTTTGCTTGGTGTACTGTACTTAGAGTCAATCCTTTCGCATTCTTGCGCCCATGCGAACGCTTGCGCAAATACTCTATGAACTCCTTGATGGTTCCGCCCTTCGTGCCAGCCAGAGTTACAACGCTGTTCAAATTCTCGATAGGGTTTGAATCTTTCGTTACACTGTGCTTATATACTTCAAGCATGCGGTGCTTCTCGATTAATCCCTTCAACACTTGCGCAGCAGGCTGATTGCTGTCTACCTCTTTAGCATATGTAAGAAGCTTTCGAACCTCGTTTTGATCAAAGAAGTCCTTCTTCCCCAATATTTTGTACTTGATGCTGCGCATCGTGCAGATGCGGTGATAGATGAAAAGTTGGCGGTTGGTGCGCGCCAGTATCGCGGTGTTCTCGGGATCGGTGATCTGCGCCAGAACCCAGTAAGCTTCCTCATGATCATCGGAGTACTTCTTGAAGACGGGGCCGATACCCTCTTCGTTGTCTGTCATCATGCGTGACGCGATGCCGTTATCCTTGGGCAGAATAGCTTTGAAAAATTCGACCAACTTTTGGGTGCTGCGGTAATTCTTACCGATGTACAACGTGTTGGCTCCCGGGAACTTCTGGGCGAAGTTGGTCAGGTTTCCGCTCTGCGCGGAGCGCCATTCGTAGATCAATTGGTTCTCGTCGCCTACGACAAAGATGTTGCCATTGAACAGGAGTTGCAGGATGCGGAACTGAACCACGTCCGTATCTTGACACTCATCCACGGCAATGTACTTGCGCTGCCATTTCGCACGGACCTCGGCGTTGGATTCCAGCAACGCCAGCGTCTCCTGCATCACGCTGTCGAAGTCCAGCCACCCCTGCTCGCGACATTCCTTTTCGTAATCGGAGTAAGCCAAAGCGTAAAAGTATTCGATGCCGTTGTTGCGGGATCTATCCATGGCCTCGTCGGGGTCGATGTTCTGGCGCTTCCAGTCCGACAAATATTCCTTCAGCGCGTTGAAGTTTCGAATCGCGGGATAACGCTTCACAAGATCGAACAGCAGTTTGTAATCCTCCATGCCCACCGGAATCACTGTATCGCATAGAGGAAAAGACAAATTGCTTCGCTCCTGCCGTAGCAGTTCCATGCAGAAACTGTGGAAAGTGCGGAACACCTTGTCGGCGTCCAGCAGGCCAACCTTCTTCACCATGGCCTCAGCAGCCGCAGAAGTAAAACTCAGATTCAAAATGTCCCGAGATGAAATTCCACGCATCAGCATAGCCAAATGGCGCTGAACAAGAGTCGTAGTTTTTCCTGTGCCGGGGCCTGAGACGGCTACCCAAACGCCGTCTATAGCCTCGACACACGCTTTCTGTTCTGCGTTGAGTTCCATTACTCTTTGGCCCCGATTTTCTGATTGATCAACTTCACGAGCCCTTCGGCGCCAATCTCTGCATACTTCTCGTCAAGGAATCCCAAGAAAGATTCCCACTGGTTGACAGTTAGGTGTTTCGTTTCCGCTGTGGCGAACATGGCCTTCACGAAGAATAACATCTTCTGCGCGATGCCCCCGATGCCTTCGCACGGGATCATCTTGCCTTGTTTCAGAATTATGTTCGTATAGTTGAACAAACGATCCTTGAAAACCTTGATCTGTTCGGCGTTGGGCTGGTCCTTCAGTTCGACGCGGGGTGGCGGTGGCGGTTCAACCATGGGGTCTCCGATTAGCTTAGTGGCATTTATGGTTGCTAGGGCCTCCGCAGCAGCCTGTTGCGCAGGCGTGGGAGGGGAAGGAGGGGAAGGAGGGTTGAGGCAAACGTGAGGCTTCCCATCTTCGTTGACGTAAATTATCGATGTAGGATTGTCGGGATGCGGCCCTTCGTGCACCGGCACGTGACACGCCAGACATTGCTTCACCCAAACAGGTTCAGGTTGACCCGGCGATTCCAACACGACTTCGCCCTTCTTCCGGCGACGACGTTTCTTGGGCTCTTCTGCGATTGCGGCGGCAATAGTCGCGTTGGTGGCTTCGATAATATTTTTCACTAGACTGTCGCCCGCAGCAATGATTTTCGGATCGATGGAGGACGTTCCGGCTTCGACAACCGGCAAGACTTGCCCGTTTGGCATCTGCACCGTGTCTCCAACTTTCATAGGAGTCACATCGCGGCCCGCCGAAGGATTGGGTGAGAGCGAAGCCGGGGCTGCGATTTCGGCCAAGGGCTGAGTTGCGCGGGAGATGTCCGTGGTCGTGTTCTGAACTTCTGACTCGTCGAGCAGGCCCCCGCCTACGAATTGAAGCGTGAGGCGGCGGGTAGCGCGCGTTTGCGCTGTCATGATTGCGTCCGACAGGTACTTGCCACTGCGGCCCCGGGTGTCTGCGGCGCCTACGGCCACGTCTGTGCGGCCTGTCTTGTCGTGGCCCTTGGCGATGAACATGATGGAGCCGTCGCCCACCACTTCCCGGATCTCGTCAACAGAGATTCCGCGGTTGCCCCTCATGATATCCGTAGCGCCCTTCTTGGCGTAGAGCACGAGGTGGCGACCGGCGTCACCTGAGTCCAGCCACATGAATTCTAGCAGGCTCAACTCGGGCGGAATCTCGAAATACTCGCACGCGTTAACCTTGTACTCAGTCTTCTGTGCGTCGCTCAGATTATCCAGACTTGTGAGCGGGATGAATTTTTTCTTGTTTGCCATTTTGTCTCCTTATTTGTGATAATACGTGCTTTCAAAACCGTCGCCCTTCAGAGGAAGACCCGGTGCCCAGTAAATCGGCTGGGACATCTCCCACTCCATCTCCCTCACCCCGGGCGCAAAAGGATCGGTACTTTTCTCTGTTACCCCTTCGTCATGCACATGCCCGCAAATCGGCAGCCCTCGTTCGTTCTCGAACTTCAGGAGCACATGCGCCAGCACGTCTCGCGCGATGCCCTGCACAATGTTTTCGAAAACCTTGCCGCCGTGCGATGTGACTACGCCCCAGCCGTGCGTCTTCTGGTCCTGACCTGCGTATACCAGCGTGGGTTTGTAAACATCCACACGGATCGGAACACCGAGAGTATCCAGATCGTTAGTCTCGCGCGTCCAAGGCATCTTGGTGCTCTCGATGCGCGCGTCCATATAGTGCAGATAGCGACCGCTGGGCAACTGAATCCGAAGGATGGGGTGCCGACTTCGGATAGGAATCTTGTCAATCTTGATGCAGCCGTTGGGGCCTACGTTGCGAACCGTATTCGCGCCCTTGAGCACGTCGTCAACGGCCTCTTCCAAGATGTACCAGAACTGGACGATCTCCTTGTACGACTCGCGGAACACGTCTACGATGATCTGAGCCTGTTCCAGCGACATTACGACGCCATAGCCTTCTGCGTATTCTCGGAGGGTCGCAGCGCCCATGCGATAGACACAGCCCAGCACGCCCGGCTTGGCCTGCTGCCTGTGCTTCTTCGCCGCGCCGCGCCGAATGGGGTCCTTCTTGTTTTTGAGATCGAACTCCAAAGTCTCGTACGGAATCTGAGTCGTCTTCATCGCGAAATCGATATACGGGTCGCGACCCTTGTGGAACACATCTAGCAGAGGCTGGCACCCCGATACCCATGCGCCCACGCGCGTTTCGATTGCGTTCTCGTCGGCCACCGCGAACTCGTTGCCGTCTTGGGTTTCGAATGCCGTACGCAGAAGTGACTTGATTACCGATAACACCGCGCCCGGGTCCGGCTTCTCAGGCGTCGGATGCCCGAATTGTTTCTCTATGGCTTCATAATCGTCGGCCATAACCATGGCACGGGCCATGTTGACGTTGTCCTCGTCCTCGAATCGTTCGTCGGGTCGCGCCATGTTGTGGAATTGGAGCGCCGTGCTTGACCATCGACCGCAGCGCGCGCTGCCCATGAATGTGAACAGGTTCCGCAATCTCTTATCCGGGGAGACTTGTCGGAGAATCGTCGCGAACTTCGTATAGGATGTGCTGGCTGCCGTCTGCCTGTTGAGCAGAACTTCTCGGCATAGTGGAGTCAAGTTCGTGTTGTTCTTCAACTCCGAAGCCACGAAATCTTTCTCGATGGACTCCTCGGCGTAGCCTCGCTCTGTCAACCAAGGTATCAACTGGTCGCCCGAATTCGCGTTCGCCAATCCCGTGAGTTTGTTCTGGGTGTCCAAGGCGGCTTTTTTCGCGATTCCGGCGATCTTGAATGCCTTGGTAACGAACTCCACGTTCGTCGGCATGCCTCGGTCATTGACCGTCTGGTCGAATATCCAGACTTCGCGCTCCTTGGGCGGCAGAGGCATCACGCCCAGCAGCACCTCGCGGCGCATGACTTCGCGCTCGGCTACCACGTCCTGCCGACAGTACTCGATGAACTTCGCCCAATCCTCGGGGTCCGTTTCCTTATCGCGGAAATAGTACTCGACGGGCTCGCCCCTTTTCTTCTTGCGCTTCGAGGGCATACAGAAAATGTTGATTAGGCGCTTGCCGTCCGCTTCCTTGGCGTAGTCGCGCGGCAGACCCAGAATGATGGAGACATCTTCCAAAGATGCGGGCAACGATAAGTAACGCGCGCTGGCCTGCGGGTCTTGGAAACGACGAACGGGAAGTGTGACGCCCAACACAAACTTGAAGATGTAACGCTCGAACGCGCTGTTGAACGCGACGATCTGCACGAGAGGATCGTTAAGCGCGTGGTACAGTTCCTTCGGGACGGGCTCTTCTTCGCAAAGCCACATCTGAACTTCGCCTTCGTCAATCGCCCAGCCCAGCATCAGGGCTTTCGTGGACGGGTCGGTGGCGTAGTTGTACAACCCCACGGATTTGGGTCCGCTCAACTGCGCAGTCGATCTGGTTTCGAAGTCGATGTACAGAGTCTTCACTGCGGCCCCTTATACCTTAAACCGCTTCGTTTCCTGCAATATCCCATCCCGCAGGAGCTGTACCGCGCCGAAACAGCTCAAGCTTTCTGCCGTGGTCATATAAGCCCTCAATGATTTTGCGGAACTCTTCCGGCTTCTCCGAATGTTTTGTGCGCCCTATTGATTGCACCGAATCCACCAACTTCGATACATCGGGCTTACAAGAACCCCGTGTTGCAATCAAAAGTAGTTCGTGACGGACAGAGTTGTAATGGCCCATATTGTGTTTCACCTTGTCCCACACAAACGAAGACTTATACTCAAAACCCCACGCTTCGATGATCGCAAAACACCGCTCAAGTAAAGGCGATGTAACCCACAGGAAGAGTACGGCGTTCTTGTCGGCCATGTCGCGCACCAGTCGCTTTCCGCTCACCTTATACTTCTTGAGTTGATCGTCATCTAAACAGTCGTAATGCCGCTCGGCATGCCCGTGTTCGTCCATTTTATTCAGGCCGATGTACTTCCACGGCGGATCGGCATAAAGAATACGATAAGTACCCTCTAACTCCTTCGGCTTAGCTGCCGCGACCGCTGTGTTGTAGTCTTCTTTCTTGGCTGTTCGAATAGCCGCACGCACGTCTGTTCCTGTCTTTACTAGAGAAACCGCAGTCGTGCGGGCGACACCGGACAGAGAAGATAATTTTTTAGCTTCGTTGAACGTAATAATCTGGTCTTGAACGAGAGACTCTAGCTCAGGGGCGTCTTTTTTAACTTTTTGAAGAGCGCGAAGCCGTTTTTCTGAAACATTTTCTTCCTTTGCTATCCTTTTTCGTTTCCTAATGGTTGCCGTTTTTAGCTTGGGGGACTTTTGGGCCTCCGAGTTATTGTTTTTAGGGCGGCCTTTTCCTCCGGTTTTTCCTGCTTTAGCTGCACGCTCGCTATTGGATATGGCTACCTCTGAGTCCAATCGCTTACCCACTAAAACGAGCCGTACATCATCGGTCAGGTTTCTACGCCCTAGTTGGTGGTTCAAAACCCAAAGTTTCGCGTTGTCGCGGTCGGGCTTTTTGATCTCGGTTGTAGAGAACTTGAGACCATTCTTCTCGGCAATCTTGAAGCGGTTGTGACCGTCGAGCAAGATATTCTTGCCCCCCGACTTCCAGATAGCGAGCGGCACCGTAATCTCGCCGTCTTGAAGAATGTTCGCTTCTAGTTGCCTGAACTCCTCAGGCAGTAACGCAGGAATCAACCGCTTGAACTCCGAGTCTATCGCTATTTGCATCAGTGGTCTCCGCGAAAACGAATTTGTCTTTTGCTAGTGCGCAATCTACCGCTGCCAATATTTCCTGCTGTGATGCTGCCGCCCTAGACTTAAACAACCACTGGCAGCCGCTATTTTTCGGGGCCTTACTAAAAATAAGTTTACCCGTTCGTATGAGAATACCGGGATTCTTACGCGACACACAAAACATTGGGTCAAAGCCGCCTTGGTTCAGGGGAGACCCGTCCTCCATTGTGTATTCGGAAAAATGCTTTGTTACTTTCTTGACTAGATCGTCTACTGATACCCAGTCTTGCGATTGCGCGACCACGAAGTCGATCTGCTCTTTCTTCACTTCCCCCAGCGCTATTTTTTCTCCGTCTCGGTAGGCGTATACCACATCACGCGACGGGATGACTTCTAAATCCACTAAAGGAAACACAATCGTTTTGTCTTCGAACTCCACTGTTGCTTTGCCGTTCGTTTCGTTGATTACTTCGCCTACACCGAGTTCGGGGTATTTTGGATGTCCTACTCTCGTATTCATTTTGTCCTCCTAGCCGAAGATTTCATACAAGACCAATCTACTCCTTTTTTGCCTTTTTGTCAAGGAAATAAAATAGCATCGTCCATCGATTTTCGTATGTCCTGTCCGTCTCCCGGGGCTTCGCTACCCATAACACGCCACCCTGAAGGAGGGGGTCCGAAGTCTACTGTTATTTTTTCCGTTACTCCATTTTTTGTCTTGGGTATTTGAACGCCGCCGTAGCGACCGAAAATCTCTAAATACGGCCCCGGGAAACGACGTTCTGCCAAAGCATGAATACTCCGAGGCTTGGACGAGTGTCTTTGTTTCGACTCGACTAACAAAGGGCTAGAATTTTCTCCCTCTACTAATAGGCTAGAAGTTCCTGTTCGAATAGATGGCATTCCCGATTTTTTAGCTACGATACAAAACTCAGCATTTCCCAAAAACCAAAATCCCACACCTCCGTAACCAGCATTCCTATCCTTATCCCACTTCGCCCATGTAATGGTGGAACATGCTTCGAAGCCCCACGACTTAATCAGATAATTAGTCGCCGATTCATCGTGGCCTTTCAACCCTCCGATCAAAAAAGGAGAGACTGTCCACATAAATAGGTATCCACCTATTAGATCGCCGACCGGCAACTTACCCAAATCTTCTATAGAGAGTGGTTCGATTTCTTTGTATTGGTTTTTCTCGGTGTCTCGATTGCGTGTAAACCCCGAGAGTTTACCTGCACCGTCTTTCATTCCCGGAGCCACTGTATACGGCCAATCCGGGTCTATAATTCCCGTCATAAACGGTTGTGGGGGTCTCTTTACGTATTCAAAAGATTCTTTTCCCACAGCGAAACAGGTTTGAATTTCGACTTCGTCTTTTTCGGGCGCTCGCTTACTTTTGTCTTTTTTCATTTGCGCTCTTTTCTGGTTTAGTCTTCGTCTTCAATGTCCTGCAAAAGAACCACTCGCTTGGGGTCGCCCCTCTTGCCAGTGCCTACTTCCTTGATGATGCGGTTCTTGAGCAGTCCTTGATACGCCTGATTCCATAGCGAGGTGCCGCCCCGCTCGGGATGCATCGCGCGTGTAACGTTGCGCATCGACATTTCGCCACCACTGCGCTTTAGGAGAAGACGCAATTCCATTTGCACAGCGCCCTCTTTCGTTGTTGCTTCATACGTCTGTACATATTTCTTGACAGCTTTCTCATACTCGACAAGCGCGAGGGCTCGTTCGATGCAATCACAGTCGATCTCGTCCCGGCCCAAGTCAATGGCGAAATACAACGCGAACTTCTCGGCCCGGATTTCTTCGCGGTTCTCGACGCCCTTTGCCATAGCTTCCTGTAATGGTGTAAGGTTCTCGATCTTGAATACGCCTTGCGCAATAGCCGCATCCACACGCTTGCGTGTGATCAGCGCGCCCTCCTGAGTCGCCACATGAATCTGAGGGGACAGAGCCTTGAACTTCTCGGGTTGATACAAAAAGAAGAACCTTTCATCGAGTCCTGAGGACCGGCCCGACAACTTTGACCAGTGCGTGGTGAAGTTCTTGTCGGTGCAGCACGCGATCAGAGACACGCAATAACTCCCGGGATCGAACGAGAAACTTTCCTTCTTGGATTTGATCAGGTTCTGGAACTTGCCAGATTCGTAGAGCGCCAGTAGCCGGGACGTCAGTGTGCTGCCGTCGATGCCAGCTTTATTGGTCAGCGTGCTCAGTTCGTCGTAAAATAGAATTCCATTGCGGCACTTGAGCCGCGACATCTCAAGGCCCAATCCTTCGGGCGATCCGATCTCCCACACGAGAGCCTTGCTGTTCGCGTTCTCCATCGAGGTGTTACCGTGCTCGACCATCCCCGCATACTTGAAATACTCGATGGCGCTCTCGACCGAACTGGATTTGATGATCTTCCCCTTTCGGCCAATGAGGACCATAAAGAGCGACGGGATTAATTGCTTCTGCTCCACGCGAATTTTGTTGGCGACATAATTCAACATCAGGGCCATGGCGGGCATGAACATGTACTCTTCATACCGACTGTTGACTCTGCAAAATGGTTCTACCAGCCCATCATAGATCGAGGTGCCAAGCATCACCCACTTGGGGAAGATGGGATAGGGCGGCAGCTTCAGTTCAAGTTGCTCTTCAGCCTCTTCCTCTGTGAGCGGAGCGAGGGGCGTGGCGGGCGCGATGCCGTATGCGGTTTGCCCCGCAGGCTTGTCGCCGAACAACACTGTGTCTTTCATCAGACTTCCGAGAGGATACCGACCGTACATGCCGCGCACGTCTTGAAGAACCTTGTCCTCGTTGATCGGCTCCTCGCAGTTCTCGTGGGTCCACGCCAATATCGCGGCCTCGGCTGCTTCCTGAGGGACGGCCTTGGCGATGAACGTCCCGATGATCGAGACGAGATGACTGTTGATCTGGCCGTGCGGAATCTTGGGGTCTCCCGGCAGGCGTGTTCCTATCTTGGCCTTCTCGATTCGTTGGGCCTTGATCCAATCAGTCAAAAAGAGCGGGGCCTCGATGATGGGCGCCGTGCAAACAACCTCGTAGGGGTCTCCTGAGATGGGGTGAATCGAACCTGCCGCGACCACGTACTCTCGATCCACGCGAACAGAGAAGTCCCCGTTCTTGACGAAGCCTTGGGCCACGTTGCCCATGGCGACGGATACGGCGTTCTGTTTCCAGTAATAGTGGCCGCGCCCCGGACGGCTGCGGACACGATAGGTGAGGGGAATCTTCTGGCCGGTCTCGGCTTCGATGCGCCCCGGCACGGATGGGTCGTCGATCTCGAAGAACCACACGCCGTCCAGCGTGGCGCTGGCTACTGCGGCGCAGTTGGCTTCGGGTGACTCTTCGTTCCATTGTGCGAGAACTACGGGATCTTTTGTGGCGAGGGAGGGCCAATCGCTGTCTGCCGCGATCTTCGTACGTGGCCGGAGCCGGATGACAGGAGCGCCCTTCGCGACGGTCGCCGTCGCACGTTCAAGGAAGTTCATGGTGTCCTTTTGTTCGAAAAATTGCGTATTAAATCTTGATACCGGCCTTACGAGCCTCGGCAACGCTGCGATAGCCTCGTGCCGCACCAGTTGTCTCATCGTGCTCGGTCACGAGCATCGGAACTTCCGATGAAGACGCTCGGTTCGAACTTTGCTGAACCATTTCGAGGGCCAAAGTCCACTCCCGGGTCTCCGGTGCCCAACGCTTCCGACAGATCATGCAGCGAACAAGACGGGAGCCGTCGATGTAAGTATGATCTGTCACAGCGTAATCTTTGAAGGCCAAGCTGCGGACATGGCCGCCTTTCAGGTGTTGACATTCGTTCTGGCGACGCCGGATCTTCAAGCGAATTTCGTTGTGCTCTTCGGCGGTGCGAGTGAAGTACTTCGGCACGTACTGGTGCAACTTCAGTTTCAAGCACAGTTGGTAGTACTCGACGTCATTCAGGATGCCGTGATACGTCCTAAGAAGGTTGAACCGTATCGTTCGGATCACTCGCCTGAACAGCATCCTTTTCAGATTCACGCTCATTTAAGTCTCCTGTATACGGCAGCGGACAGTCGTCGCAAATGATGCCGTCCGTGCAGTCCATTGCTTCGCAAGCTTTCCCGCAGATCAAACAATAAAGGGTCTTCATTCTGCCTCCTAAGAAATGCCGGGTGTCCTAGCCGCTAGACGAATGTTACTCCTGCGAGTCGAACGCAGGCTCTCCCGGCTATTCATTAGAACTTTGCGTCCAGCACGACTTCGGCAGGCGCCGCAACTGCGGCGGGGGCCGGAGTTGCAACAGGGGCTACGGGGGTTCCCGCAGTCGCCACGCCTGTCAGATTCGCACTGATGTTTGACACTGGCGCAGCAGGAGCCTGTGCCGGAGCCGCCGTACGAGTGTCCTTACGGTCCTTGCTACGAATGAAGGTGGCCGGGATCGCCAGTGCCGCTTCGGTGCCCAGCGGCAGAACGCCCTTCACATTCGCGTAAAACGTACCCTTCTTGTTCGCGTCCTCTTCCTTGACGATGAAGAGCAAATTCGAAATGCCCAACACCTTCTCCACGTCGTATGGTGCCGGAGGCGCGGTTCCCAAAATGCTGCGAACCATCTTGAACAGATCGCCGCCTTCGTTCATCGTGGCGTTGAAGCTGCTCATAACGCGAAATGGGTTGCCTTCCGTGTCATTCGCATATCCGCCGCCAGCCGATGCCTGCTTGCCCAGAAGCCAAACAATGCGGATCTTGTTCTTGATCCCGTACTTCGTGGGCTTCGGTCCCAAGTCCACAACGTCAGCAATCACGCCGACGAACGTTCCCGAGTCCGGCTTCTCGTACACCTTTTTCTTGTCTTCAACGATTAACGCCATTTGAGTCTCCTTTATTGGCTATGAATACCACAGCTTTTCGACCGGGATATCCGTGACAAAGGATACGTCGAACTCACCGTGGCTTGTTTCTGCCGCCACATCACTCTGCTTCACAACTTTGTACCAGAGCCGATAGGTTGGATTCCAACCAAACTTCCGGGCCTTCGCCAAAGCATTATCGGGGAGCCCGCTATCCTTAAAGCCTGTGTGGGCCTTGAGGATTACGATGGGCTCCTTGGCCCTTGCCACAACCGCATCGATGTCGTACATGGATACGATCTTGAGACACGTCTGAACGTCGGTCAGCGCGCCGTGCGGGAACAGGTTCAAGAACCCGTGATCCGCAGCCATGTACGTCAAACCCTTCGACTCCACTCCCGGGAGATCCGTGCGAGTGTCGATCCACAACTTTTCTGGAACCGTCCTACCGTGCCGTGACGCCCAAGCCCCCAACATGTGCTTGTCGAAGCGAATCACGTTCTGGCCCACGATTGCTTCTGCTTCTTTCATCATATCGATTACGATATCGAGTGCATCAAAACTGTCGTAGCCGAACTTATTTACCGCTGCTTGTGTGAGGCCCGTCAGGCCCGTGATGAAAGACGAGATCGCCACGTCAGTCTTGACGAGGAAGCCCGTTGATTCCATCGTACGCTTCTGGCCGGTGGAGTAAAGGATCGCGCCGACCTCGATGGGCCTGTCATTCTGAAAGTCCAGCCCGGTTGTCTCCATGTCAAACCCCATGAGAATCATTGTTTTATGTAACTCCCTTTCTCGTCCGGCATGGTCCCAACGATGCGCCTTGTGCGAGTACTGATGCTTTGGATCATATGCAAAGGCACAAAGAATTGCTCGTCAGGAACGTATACCGCGTTCAAGGGCGCGTCGGGATCTTTGCGACAAACCATCCCTTGGTTGACCCTCATGATATGAATCAAGTGCGTCTCCGTTGCGACCTTCAATCCCGGCATCCCCTCGACTTCGACAATTACGTCCTGCCGGACGAATGCGGGCCAGTTGGGTGGCCGGGGCTCTTTTACTTGACCGATGTACTCAATCATGTACGTTGTGGTCGCGGCCATTTATGCCTCCAAAGTGTCGATTGGTGTCTCTGGCGCAGGACCGCCTTTGAGAACTTTGTCAAATTTGTATCCGGCTTCCTTAACCACGTCCTTCGCAATCACGAGAGCCGCTTCGGCGCGCATAGACTCTACTGCTAGCTCGTCGAGAACGTATCCGCTTCCTTCGAGGATGGTCTGGAAGTTGGGATTCAAAAGAAGGCCGCACGTAGAGAATAGTTTATGCGCGGTCTCGACACTCATACCCCTCTTCTTGCCGCTTGCTGGTGACGCCATTGTGTCCTCCTATCGAACGACCTTCAGTGACGCGGGTTTACCTTCCTTGATGGCCTTCGTTCCCGCCTTGGCTTGCTCCGCGGCCTGTGCTGCGATCTTGATGGCCTGCGCGGCGCCAACCTGCGGGGTCTCGATGATCTTCTTGGGTTCCGGCACGTTGTGCTTGCTCGTTCCGACGCCCTTGATCTCGCACTCGTCGGAGCAATAGAGGAAATTGCGTCCGTCGCCGGTCTGGATGACGCGCGACGTATTGAGCCACGAGTTATCCTTGACGACTTGCTGGTGGTCCTTCATACTGAAGGTCACCGTCTTATCGCACTGCTCACAGCTGATGGTTCGAACCTGCACGTCCATTACTGGCATTGTTATCTCCTTAAAGTTGCTCCGTCAATTGGTAAAACCTGTGCATGAACATCGTCTTGGCTACGTCCGGCGCCCAGCACCTTACTTCCACGTCCGCTGCTACTTGGTCCTCGCTCCACTTGGTGCCCCATTCTTTGGCGGGCATCAACTGTTCTTTCTCCGCGTACAGCATCATCGTGTCGGCTTTGTGTACGCTCTCGGGCTGCGTCTCCGATAGATGAAACTTGAGGCAAACGGCCTTCATGATCTTCTCTTCGACGCCCATGTATGTCGGGCCCACGGCGGTGTAGTGTTTCAGTGGCCGGTTCAGGTCTGCGATGTAGGCCTCGGATGCGTCGTGCAAGAGAGCCCAAAGAGCGTCCTCTTGCGGCACGATCCGGCTAGCGAGAACAGAATGCTCCGCGACAGAGTAAAACCGACGGACGTGGCCCGTGAATCGGCACATCATCGAGAGCGCGTGTCCGATATCCGTGATCAGAATCTCGTTCTGCCGGGGGTCGAGGATGTGAAAGATCCCGCCGCCAGCGGTCTGAATCCAAGCCTTGTCAACATCGACGCTACAACCCACTTTGATCACTTTGCCGTCTTGAACGAAACCGGTGGCTGTCTTTGGGACCACTAAGTCCTCGTAATTAAAGATTTGACGTTGACCAATCGGCTTCCCGTCAATTATTCTACTCGCCGTGGCTTGCTTTGGGACCACCATCGGATTCGTCGCGGTCGGTATTTCCATGATTTCGCCGGGCTCATAATCTCGCTGCTTCATGATTTCAACCCCCTTGCATACTCGGCGATTGTGATGGCCTGCTCTTGAATCAAGGCAACCTCGCCCGTGTACGCTTTGATAAAATGGTCGAACAAGTAGTCGTCCAAGTCCACTTCGCTGGAATGCGTGGCGTCTCGTGACGGGTCCACGTAAGGCGTGCCGTCGGGATTCATGCGCGAGACGTTGATGATGAAACCACCCCGGGCCTTGACTCCCCGGGCCTCATTCTTGTAGCGGATGTCCGTGATGACCGCGACGTCTGGCTGCTCCCTGTCAATCTGCGCAAAGCACTTGTCGGCCCAGTAGTCATAGTTCTCGTAGCGGCGGGCCGTGCCTACTCGCTGGAGCAGGGGCGAATCCTTCTCCGTCATGCCGTGCAACTCGCGACATTCCTTGTAGAGAGCGTCCGCGAACTTGTACAACATGGCTGCGGGCCTTACCTGCTTGGCGCCATAGTGCCTTTGCAGGATGCTGCGCTGAAAGATGAAGTGGTTGACCACGGCCTCACCGGCTGTGTCCTTGCCGTGGCGCGCCTTGTTGCCGAATGCTAGAATCAACATTAGAGCCTCTTCCCCCTTGCGTGAGATGCAATCAAAATAGTTCCGTTGTCTTTCAGTTCGCAAACCGACAGGCCTCGAAGGCCCGGCGTCATGCGCATGCTGGATGCCCAACTTCCAAAATACTTCAGGTAACTCGGCGAGATAATCACAGCGCAACCGCGTTCGTAAACCCGGCCCGTGCTTTGGTCGTAGTCCGTGAGGTATACCGTATCGTTCAGCGTGGCGTGAAGGTGGCCGGTCCAGAGGATGTCCGGCTTGGCCCACGACAATTCCTTACGCGCCGCGTTACGCTGTGCGCCCGCCGTTTGCGCGCCGCCTGCACCGTGATGGGTCAGGAGACGGAAGTTGTTGCCGCGCCACCGAAAGGTTGCGAAGCAGTAGTCGTTGAAGTATTGGACCTGAAGGTTGTCGGCCAGCCTCTTGCCGGTCGAGGTGTGCGTGGCCGCGTACGTGCGTGCTTCATGGTTGCCCGGGAGCGAGAACGCGATCTTGTGCTGCATTGGCGCCAGCAACACGGTCGCCCTTTCGATTTGCTCTTCGTTCGAGAGCGGCGTGTGGCCCATCTTGGCCGCAGTGATGTTCTCGATCATGTCGCCGCCCAGCCACGATACGACGTTGGGGGTCTCGGCGATCCACTGTCGGTGCTTTAGGAAAAGTTTCTCGTCGAATGAGGGGTTGCCGATGTGCACATCGAACAGTGGCGCCAGTTGGATGGTGTCGAGATTGTCGTCCAGTTCCACGAACAACTCTGGGAACTCGGACTTGGGGCGCTCGATATCAAGGGATGATTCGAGGAACGTACTTTGAACCCTCTGCAACTCTGTCTGAATCTTGACTTTCTTCGTCATGTTATCTCCGTGGGAAGTTCAACTGTTCTTCGGTCATACCCGTCAAACGGCAGAACATTTGTATTGGATTCAATCTATGTCCGCTCCATGTGACGCTCTTACGGTTACGTTCAACCATTTTGTCTACGGCGTATTTAGCGGTACTGTGCTTTCGTCTTAGGCTCCCGTTCCAGCGATCATTGACTGCTTTGCTCTTCGGGGTCTTGTCGTACTTTGCACTTCTTCTACGTCGTGCTATCCTACACGCTTCGCAATACTTGAAAATTGTGTTGTTCGGTCGCGCACAATGAGCACAGCCGAAGTACCCATACTTAGTATCCGGCAGCATGAGCGCCAAAGATTCCTGCGACGAATCCAAAGCCGAAGCCAATCTTGAGCCCTCGAACGAAAGCGTGCTTGGTCTTGACTTTTTGGGCGTTGACGTCGGCGACATGGGACTTCTTCTCATCGGTCAGCTCCGTATTCAGATCGGCGATAACCAGCGTCTGCTTTGCAATGATGGTGCCGTCGTTCGTCAACTCTGTGTTCAGAGCCACGTTTTGGGCTTCGAGACTCGGAATGGTTTCAAGTTCTTGCGTAATCTTCAACGCGCCCGGAGCGGAGACAACCAACGAGCCCGGCACTTGCGAGGAGTTCACATCTGCCGGAGTTAGCTGTGCGATCAAGGCGAGGCGGGCACCCAGATCGGGGAGAGGCAATGTTGCGTCCGTTGCCTGCTGCGTCTGTGTGACCTGCTTCTGTTTCACGATCTGCTGCGCGAGCAGCATCTGCTGCGCGGCCACCGTCTTCTGTAAGGCCACCAATGTCGCGGTGTCGGCCTTCGTGGTGGTGTCGTCAACCTTCACCACTTGTGCGGCGACTTGCGCCACTTTCGAATCCCTACGATCCCAAGCGTCTATGGCCCGGGAGTAGAAATGAAACGCCGTGAACGCCAGAATGGCGACGATGATCAGTTTCTCGTGAGCCTTAATCAGGGTCTCCCAGCTCTGTACCCATGCGGGCAGCGTCGATACAGGCTTGACTACAACCGGCCCTACGGGCTGCGGGGTTGGCGTTAGCGTTGATGCTGTGGCGCTCATGTGGTCTCCTCAAAACCTGTTCCTACACAGGCATGAATTATTCGTGTACTTTTTGCACTGTTTTGGCTGGGAATACCGCCCGGGACGGCCAATTATCGACATAATCGGCGCATCGCCTCAGCCACTGGGAATCGTCAATCCGGCCTAACTTCCGGTTGCACCCTGCGTACCGTCCGGCGCAAAGCAACCCTCGGACGCTGTACGGCATCGCGGCCTTCTTCACTATCGCTATAGCCTCGGTCTTGGTTTTCGCAGTTCCTCCGAACGTCTGGCCGTTTATTGTAGTCTGGGCCAGCCAATACTTCACCGGCTTTGACTGCGACGGCAACGCGTAGCCTTCGTCAGTCAGTCGGCGCGCCGTGACCTTGAAGTGCTTGTGGTCAACATTCAGAGGCATGTCCTTAGCGAATCGTCCGCAGGCCGCGCATCGATGGCCCTGCGCCTCGGAGAGGGCGTTGACCATTTCGAGCGTCCACCCATATGTCTTCTGAAGTCTCTTGTCCCGTGATTTTTCTTGTGGAGTCATCTCAAAACCTGTTCCTACACAGGCATGCTTTATAGCTAATCTCCTATTGATTATGCTTCGTACACTTTTTCGCCCGTCTCGGCGTCGATCACCTGAACGGTATAGAGACCGCCGGAGCCCCAAGTGCTGAGCAATTCCGCACCTTGTTCACGCGCGAAGACTACAGCCTCATCGACGGTATCGAAACGCCCGGCAAGATCGCTCCATCCGCCATTTGGATACCACTGCGGGTATGAAAATACGAGATATCTCTTCATGTTAGCTCGGCCAGTGATATCGGATCGTGTAGTAGACCACGTAGATCCAGCCACACAGCACATGCCAAAACGCTAGCTTCAAACTTCCCCACTTGAGGTAGGAAAGAATACCGGCAAAAACGTCGCCTATGATTCCGAAAGTTCCTATGTTGCTACTGCTGTTGTCGCTCATGTTGCCTCCTCGAACCACGGATTCTCCATGTACCGGATGTGCCGCCCCTCGTCCCCGTGCGTCCACGGGGCCATAATCTTCTCGTCTGTGAATCCCTGCCCTCGCGCAACGTGAAGCCACATCGGGAACTGTCGGGCGCACTCCAGCAGGTCACGCTCCCAAATCCAGAACCATTTACGAAAGCGCAGCTTATCGATTTCGATCTGTGCCTTCGAGAGCGTCATCGGCAAAATACCGCGATGGACCCAGCGCACGCCATAAGTATGCCAATCCCTATTAGAAAAAGAACGATGACTGCTGGAAAACAGGTCGCCATAAACAAATGATGATCGCGTAGCCAGCGATTATCAAACGCCCATGTAAATAACGTCTCTCCTACCCAAATCAAAAAACCTTCGCCTACAACAAATGCTATCATCGCGAGAAACACAACTAAGATGCAGTTCATTGATGACTCCCACTCCAGAATTCACGATACACATCGGCGATAATTTTTGAGACCGCGGGCCTGTCGATCATTGCTGGCAGGGGTGATGCGTCCGAGGCGCGCAGAGCATCGGCTTCCAGATCCCGGCCCATGGTTCGAATCTCGGTTAACTTGAACTTGCCTTCGCGAATCGCGATCAGTTCGTCCTTGTTGGGCCGGGGCAAAGTGATATGGCCTGTCTCCATCAGTTCCTTGGCCTCGCCATAGAGACGAATCACGTGCATGGCGTACTTGGTGTCGTAGCCATATTTTTCTTCGTCTGCTGCGCGGTGCACGTTCTTCTGGCCCTTCTCGCCGAAGAGTCGCTTCATCTGATCGTCAGCGAATCCCAAGAACGGACGCACGTGTCCGCGGCTAAGGAACTTCTCACCATGCCACTGAATTACTTTCCATGCACCCTCTTCGTATTCCAAGGGAGCGAACAGGAAGTGCAGAGACGATGGGTTGCCCTTGGCTGCCAGTCCGGCCCACTTGCGCAGGCTATAGAGGCACACGTCCACGTCCGTGGGCCCGTTGCCACCCGGCCCGCCGCCCGTCGAGGTGACGAAGTGCTCCGACTTGTCGAGCCCCAGAGCCAGCTGGGGCGGCTCTATGAAGACCCCATACCAATCAGTGTCGTCCGTGCCGCCCACCTTGGCGCCATGGGCGTGGCTGCCGCCGATGTACGTCATGATTAGCGATTTAGGATATTGGAAACCGTATTGAGAAAAGTTTTCCATAGACTAGGCTCCTTTTTCGGAAGTAGCTGTACTACGTCGGGAAAGCACTCGCAGATTCCCCGCGCGCACCACCTACACCAACCATGCTCGCAAATTTCGCAAATGTGCATTATTCCTCCCACAAGTGGCTGGGCCACAGAAAACTGTCGTAGTCTCTTAGGGCTCGCTCGCCTTCGTTCCGCCTCACCCATTCCACGTATCCTGCGATGATGTGGCCGTGACACCACAGCGGCGCGCACCAGCACATGATGTCGTCCGGCAGATCAGTGACAGCCTGCTTGCGCAGATTCTTCTGCTCGGGCGCGAACCAGTACAGCGCAAACTCAATCAATACATCTTCACGCGTAGGTGGGCGACCACTCGGCATGAACCGACGCATCGAACACGGATTGCAGAATGGCGAACGGGGATAGCCGCCGCTCTCACGCCCGATGTACTGCGCGTCCTTAGGCGCTTTCCGAATGTGCCAGACGTTGATCACAGCGATAGATCCTTCATGTTTTTCGAATCGTAACCCAACACGAAACCCATCTCGCCGCCCTTGTCAGAATCGTTTTTCAAGTACTTGATCTTCGAGTTGGCCCTCAGGCGTGCCACGCTTTCCTCGATTGGAATCCCCAAGCAAAGGAATGAAGCCGCGATCTCGCGAAGATAGGCCAGTTCCAATCCCTTGGTCTTCTCAACCAGCTCGTCCAGTTCCGCATCCGAGACCTGATTCTTGCACGTGAATCTTATGTAGGCCTCGCGCGTTGCTTCGGTGGGAGACTTGACGCCGATGACTAGATCGAAACGTCCGGGACGCTTGATAAATCGATCCTCAAGCATTTCGGGTTTGTTGGTCGTCGCAAGGTGGACGATATTGTTGAACTGGTCTTGACCATCCAAAAACGAAAGAGCGCACTTGACCTGATGCTCGCCCTCGTCCCCCGTGAACAGCCCTTCGATATCTTCTTGCAGAGTGAGGATTGGGCGGTCGGGCTCCGCAGATCGGAACATTGAGATGGCCGCGGTCGCCAATGAGAAATCAGAGATGGAGAACACGACGCCGCCGACCTTCATCACCTCGTCACACATCTGGCGCGCGACCGATGTCTTGCCGCAGCCCGGACGGCCATAGAGAAGGATGCCGCGCTTATGGACGAATCCGCGTGACTTGTATATGGCGCCACTCTCCCAGAACTTTTGCATCTGCTTCAGAATGTAATCCGACGGGAGCCCGGGCAACGAAATCAACTGGTCCGTAGGGAACATCTGAGTCTGGAAAACGATGCCGTCGTTCTGCGAATTGTGGAAGGTGTAAATCCCAACCGGCAGACTCTTCTCCATGATTGCGACAGGCTTGAAGCGATAGCCTGACTCGGAGACCCAGCCCGACCGAGGCTTCTTGGACTGCAACCGATCTGCTATTGCTGACGATACATATTCGCCGTCTACGTAGGGCATTGATGCCTCCTTGTCGTCATCAGGATGTTGTACTGAAGCTGAACCCATGTGCGGTGGTATCTTTACTCGTGATCTCGTCAATGTTCCATCAGTTCGTTTTTTATACTCCCACACTACATGCGTGAAGATCATGATTGACCACAGCACCCAAGGCATCCGATGCCGCCGCACACGCAGCTCGCGACTGGCAGAGGCTTAACCGCGAACCGTTCTGCTACCCCGCGCCAACCCGCAACGTCCCTCTCAAGTTGCGCGATGACATCGCGCGCCGTAGTGAGTTGGGATTCCGCATCGTTGAGCGTATGTATCAGATCTGCAACCCACGTGCGCAGCACCCGCTCGTTCACCCACAACAGGAGGCGAGTCATCCTCTCGATATCTTTCTTAGTCAGCAACATTGGTGTCCTCTTGATAATACTTAATCCAACCTTCAATCGCCACCTCGACGTCAGCCTTGTTATCATAGCTGCCATACGCCGCGCCATCTTGATCGAAAATCACATACTTGCTATTAATCTTTTCTATGCGGAATTCCATTTTTCCCCTCTCGTGTTCTCGTAAGATTTTATACGTCGCGTCTTCCGCATTCTTGAAGTTGCCGGGCGTCCGGGGACGCTCGCGCCTGTCGGGTGTCTCGTTCATTTCTCACCCACTTCTTCGTAGATGCCAACGATCTCGCTCAGAACCAGAACGTAGAAAGCCATAAACGCGGCTGTGTTGTGGACGAATGCGGCGCAGCCGATTAAGTAAGCCACGATGCGTACCCCGCTCTTGAAGAAGCTAATCTTCTTGTGCAGGCTCATGCCCTTCTTCTCGGGCTCGGGTGGGAAATGCTTCACTCGGCCAGTCACCATATCGATCTTTGTAGACCCTACGATCATTAGTCCTCCTCGTCCATATCGATTTTGTATCGGAAACCCAGCCACGTGGGGAAGCGGGGTTTGTCCTTGCTGCCTGTTGGGAAGTATTGGTATTTGATTATCATACCCATCATTATATCACGTTTGGACCAGATGTCAAGTCTTTCTTTGTCGTCGAAACCCGTGCCAATCTTGAACTCTACGTATTTATACGTGCCGTTGATGCCGCGCACGATTAGCGCACCAAGATCGCCCCGGCCCGTCAGACCGTCCTGCGCGGTGCTGCGCTCTGTGCGGCCCACTGCGTTCTTCTTGGCCTCGTTGCCGTTGTGCATTCGCTCTTCGTAGCCGATGATGATGGCCTCGGCGTCCTCGAAGCGTTTAATCTTGAGGAGGTAGCCTTCCTTCTCGGTGCTGCGACCTTGCTTGTAGGGCCCGTCAAGGCTGCGCACCATTATGCCTTCGTGGCCCTCTGCAACTGCTAACTCTTCGACAAGATTCAAACTTTCGACGTTGGGACACAGGCTATGAGTAAGCAATTTGACGCCCGACATCCCATCAAGCAAAAGTGTTTTCAAATAATTGAAACGCATTTGAAAACCACCGGGAAGATTGAAGTTGTCAAATACCCAATAGCGCAGGCCCTCGATGGGATTGCCGTCGCCCATGACTGCGGAGACAGTCTTGCGATACGCGTCCGGCGCCGTGGGATCTCCCAGAATCAACTCGCCGTCCGTGCCATCGGGTAGTCCCTTGAACAAGGCCTGAACTTTGGAGTTCGGGATGGGCTTCAGAGTTCGGCTCATTAGCCGCCCGCCGATCACGAGACACCGCACGCCGTCCAGCTTCAGGGATGCCAGCACTGGGAACGTCAGCTTCGTCACATCTGTACACTTGCCTGCGAGCATGGGCTTGAAACTCATCGATTCACTCCTTCGAGGAAGAGTGGGAGATAGCCGAGAATATGATCGACCTTTGAGGGTTGGATCGGATGCGTCGCCACTGCGGTGAGGATGTGGCCCGTACCCAATCCATAGGCCGGTTCGTTCTTGTCGTAGAAACGTTCATGTTGAATTCGTGCGCGCGTCAGAAGATCGATCACGTGCAGCAGTTCTCTGGTATCGCGACAAGAGAGAAGAATTGTCGTGATGGGTTCGTACCCAATGCTATCGACAGCTAAGCGCGCTTGCTGGAACCTCACTTTGCCAACAGCGTGCGCGAGTTGCGCAGCCTGTCGGCCTAGTGGCTGGACCGTTTTCGTAGGTCCGCTCACGCTCGGTACGATAACTGAGGGTGATACGCTGTAAATTCGCTTCTCTTCCATTGGGTCTCCTTGACTGTGAGCAGTCTACTATACTTGGGCCCGAATGTCAAGCACTTTCTTTCGGGCGTTGCGCATGATCTCCCTTAACCGCTGGGTCGTAATCTGGTATCTCGGGCTATTCTTGCCGCGAATCCTTTTGATCTCCGCATCGAAGTGGGCATCGATCATCAATCGTAGCGCGGTACGCAAGGGGTCTTTGACGGGCGGCAGGGGCTCGCCCAATCGCCACTCGCTGTAGAAAACGTCACCCTGCGTCAGCCAGTCGCGAAACTCTTCGGGCATGAACCCGTTCTTCGCAAAGTTGCAGCCCCGGCACGCCTTCACCTCATTCAGTTCCAACTTCGGGAACCGATGCTTGGGGTACACGTGTTCGATGGACGTAGCCAGCAGCGTGTCCTTCGCGCCGAATCCCGTTCCACAATAAAAGCAACGGGACTCGTGAAGACGGAGCCATGTGCGAATGAATTCCTCCCTCGTCACTTGGACTGCCCGATGAACTGCGCCGGGCGCTGAGAGATGCGCGGAAGAAGCGCGGCTGGAGCCAGAGGGAACTGGGACGCCATCTCGGGATCGCCCAGAGGCACGTCTCCGGCATCGAGTCGGGGAAGATCGTGCCCCGCTACGATACGCTTCTCGAACTGGTGCGCATCCTCGATTACGACCTCATCATGGTCCCCCGCGCCCTCGGGAAACGTCTCGAAGAATTCCTGCAAGATAGTCTCGTATCCGTCGTTGCAACGGCAAGCTTTTGCAACAGGACAACGTGGGGGCAAATCTACCCTAGTTTGACCACTTATTTTTGCCGCGACAATTGCAGATGATACGGTACTCCACCATCTCAAAGCCACCAAGCAGATCGCTATTTCGTCCTCTGTCAATTCGATTTTCATAGTCCCTCCCTTTGCTGAATTTTGAGGCTCTCCCGCGAAGTACGATTCTCCCGGATTGGAATTGTCCGGTTTACGGATTTGTTTTCATCGGGCCGACTGGAGTACTAAGGGTACTGGTACGAAAGTTCTTCGCCCGCATTTTCATGGCCGTTCCCTCCAGTCCTTTTCCTGTCCCAGTACCTTAGCCACAGTCGCGCGGGACATGCCGTCATCCTCGAAGGAATCGCACACATGGCGCAGCGTGGCCCGCGCATAGGCCAATTGCTCGGCTGCTTTGTTAGCCCTGCGGATGGCTGCCCATGCGTGGACCCGGTTACTGTAGCCCGTACTGTGCACACGTCCACCCTCGAATATGTCGAAGCCTACTTCGCCGTGGCGGACCTCATAGGCCATAGCGCACCGCCGTGGGGTTGCTCACGCTCACGTAGCGTTTTGCCGCTTCATAGCTACTGAAAATGGCTAAGACTTTTTGCGTGCGGGGGTCCACGACACGAAACACAGATGTGACCTCACCACTCCAGAGATTGATGTGGCCCTTCTCGATGATGGTCATTAGCGTGCCGCCTTTGCCAACGCTTCGCGTATAGTGTTGGCCCGCGAGACGCAGTTCTCGTCGTCATAATCCTCTAACGCGACTCCTAGCAGCCTGCGGAGCGTGGCGTTCTCTTCGCGCAGTTCGATGATTATGCGAGGATAGTTGAGGCGTCGCCGCACGTAGGATGTGCATTCATCCGGCGTAAGGAATTCGCTACCGCTAGGCGTGAGACCCATGAGACCCATGAGCGCCAAGGCCCATTCCTTCTGAGTAAATTTCTCATATGCGTTCTGTTCTGCCATTGTTTCCTCCTTAGCAAATTTCGTCGAGAATGCTTTTGTCACTGATCGACCCCATATTATGGAACACGTTGCCCATCTGGTCTACAGTTATCGGCTGTGAATTTTCGGCAGTGGGCACGGCCCATTGTGGGGGTGTCTGCGCCTTGATCTGCGCGGCGCCCGGAGTGTGCAGGCCAAACTCATCGCGCGAAATGCCACGCATGCGTCTACCGCACAGCATCGCTACCGTGAGCATCTGGCCGGTCGTGGTGCCGTAGAACTCCACGGCCTCGACTGTACCGCATAGGCCGGTGGCTTTGTGGATAACAGGATCTCCGATTTTAAGTAGCAGTAAATTCATCTTTGAATCTTTCATGTTCCCTCCTGTCGAGCCAGTATTGTAGTACGATGTCGGCCATGGAGTACAATGGCACGAACATCAAAATTCCGATAACGACTAACGTGTGACCTCGGCCAGTTTCTCGCGAAGGATTGCCGCAGTTATCTTGAGACCAGCGGCCTCCAGCTTCTTGATTGCCTCCTCGACCTTAGCGCGAGCCATATTGATCTTCGCGTTCGCTCTTGGACTTAGCGTGGCCTTCGAACTGTATCGCGTTCTTGGCCTTGCGTGCTGCGCCGCGCTCTTTGTCGCGCATCTTGGCTTCCCATCTGTCGGTATACGCGAACCTCTCTTGCGGTTGATCCTTGAATTCGTGTCTCATGACGTGGCCTCGTACTTGACTAAAATCTTGTCAATTTCGATGTTATGTGCCAACCAATCCGCGTAGCCGAGAACAGTGTCGCCGTTTGCAACGTCGTACTGCCAGTCACCTTTTGGGTATCTCTCTTCGTTTGTCACTGTGTTGCCTCCTATGTTTGACTCGAATTTTGGTTCTGTTACCTAGTAGTGGTATGGGGTAGTACGAGTACCCTTACTGCTACGACTGCGATCCCGTCCCGATGGTAGCCTAGTGCTGTTGCCGCTGCCTCGCTTAGATCCAGAAGCCGCCCTAGTCGTTTTGCTGGCCCTCGGTCTGTAACCATAACTGCTACCCGTTGACCGTTGGCTTGATTGGTGACTTCCAGAACTGTGCCAAGCGGATAATCGTAACTCGCCGCCGTCCATGCGCGGGGATTGAAACGCTGTCCGTTCGCCATTGTGCCGCGTTTTCCCGTTGTCCATTCGTATCCATACCAACTGGCCTTGCCTAATCTTATAGGTTGGTCTGGGGGCGCTGCTAATGTTGTGCTCGCGAGAATAAGAATCAGAACTGTTAAGCGTCTCATGGAGCCTCCTGTCTGCGGAAACCAAACCGCATGTGATCCGTTGCTGTGTGGCCCATTGAATGCAAACCGTCTGCTCGTCCTTGAATCCCGTGTTATAGCCGGAGATAAATGCGACGAATGATAGTGCGAGTCCTAATGTGGCCTCGACTGCAATTATGATGATCCATTTACGCATGGTGTCTCTCGATTCCGAGACGGCGCACATCGTAAGCCACCATCGTGACGCCGCACTCTGTGACTGGCGTCGAAAAAGGATCGTGTGGTGTTGGCTTCGGCTCCTCGAATTCGAGCACAACCTTCGGTAGTGTTACCGGAAACAACTGCGAAAGAATCCAACCCATGATACCTCCTTTATACCTATTCAGGATAACTCACTCGTGCCTGTTTGTCAAGCCCAAAGATTTCACGCAACAACTCGCTTTCCAATTCATGATCTTGTTCTTGCTCGAATGTCTGACCCTCCTGATTACGTGGGATGGGCAGATTAGGTACCCCTTTTCCGTTTTTCACTGGCTCCCCCTCCTTTCAATTCTGGATTCCAAATTCTTGGACCCTCCTCGCCTCAATATGGGAGGGGTATTGCGAAGTACGTTTCTCCCGGACTCAAAATTCCTAACTGAGAAACGATTTTCAAAATGCTATAAAGATTTTGGGGGCTAGTACCAGCGGCCTTGCTTGTGTTAATGGCGCAATCAAAATCGTGGTAGCGGTCAATCGAAAACTCCGAGCTTGCGCGGTCGCTGTATTCGCCAAGCCATGATGTATCCGGCGAATCATCCATCATTCGCCTGATCGTAATTTTCAAAATTCGATTCTTTGCTGGATTGCGTTTTGCCTTGGGCATCGTCTTATCCGTCCTTTCCGCGTTCGCGGCCTATCTAGTCTATACTTCGCCGCACGCCCCTCAAAGGCGCGCGACGCTGGACAGTCTAGGCGATTTCTTGCAATGCTTCTAATTCTGCGTCCGTAAAGAATTTGCGTATCTTCTGGTACTCTTTGCAGACTGCAATATAGGTTTGCTCTGCTCGTTTTGAGTCTGTGTCATACCCAAAATCGCCGCAGAAATCAGCAAGCGTGCCAACATCATGCTTCTGGACACAGGCGAGTAAATCATACGGAGTTGGAATCCGCGCGGGTTGTTTTAATCGCGGGAGAATGCCTAACGCACCGTCGCTGTAGCCTTTCTTGCCTAGCACACGGTCAAGAGTTTGATAGGAACAAACGCCCGGATTCTTGCGAACATGATTAAATTTTTCGTCTGAATAACTGTTCCAGAAATCAAACGAAAGGTGTCCGCGATCCTTGCCGGAGATTGTGCAACGGTAGTGCTTCCCGTGGATATGAGTTTTGCGTGGGAATACGTTGATTTTGTCCATGTCGCGTTCTGCTAGCGCATCTTCGCAGAACGTAGGGCAATCGTCGCCGATAAGAACCGCGCGAAATTCTAATCCACTAGCCGCTAGAAAATCTGTTGCTTGTTTCTGATAGTCCATTGTATTTCCTCCGTGTTTAACGTCCTGCCCGGACGGATTCAAAAACACTTTCCTTGTGTGCTCCGTCTGTCAGTCCGCCAGAACTGACAGGCATTGCCCGCTAGGATTGACGAATCGTTTTCGTGCCTTGCACGATGATTGCGAGTTTACCGTCCGTTTTGCGGACTGTGTTAACCCTCAGTTTCGAATTGTGTTTGGCTACCATGAGACGATTCTAGCATATCCCGTTTTGGAGTCAATGGTACTTTCGGCCTAGTACTACAGGCACATCCACAAAACGAGAATCACAATGCTTAGGACAGCCCAAAAATGCCAGCTACCCCATGCGCTAGGCGTGGAATACGTGCGACGGCGGGGTAGAAATTCGTTTCCGCATCGTGTAAAATTGGCGTCAATCCACGCCCGCTGTTCGCTTGTCAAGTCTTCCCATTTGTTTTCCATTATCGTCTCCATTGATGCTGATAGAATGCTAACAAACAGGCACGTGTTTGTCAAGAGAATTCGTAAGCTATTTTGAGGCGTAACTTGTTTGTTTTGAGAGGGAAAAATAGGCTCGCCAGTCTTGACGTTGATTAGCGTCCGGTAAGCGTAGGGTCCTGCCGTTGTGGACAAGATGCGCCTACCGTACCCAACGTTGTTCTGTCGGCGCGCCCTCGATCATTAGACCAGTTCACGCGCGCGAGCAAACCCGTTAAGAGTGCATCCAAAAGAACTTTACAAGGGCAACCACGCCCCACAGAATGAATGCGCAAACCCCAATTTGGATAGCCCAACCCACAATGAAGGCCGCTACGGGGTTGGTGGGGTTTTCGATGCTTTTGGCGTGCGCCGTGTGCTCTTGGAACGTCATGGCGTGTTACCTCAAGAGGAAGCATACACGCCTCAAACGTGGATTGCAAGCTAATTCGGGAGCGTGTGCGGCTCGCCGGGCAGCGGGCATTGATTCCCATATTTTATGCAGTTTCACTGTAATATGTGCCAAAAAGACGTATAATTATGCAATGCGCCTGTTTTTGCTCCCGATACACGCCAAATGGCGCGTGCGGGGTGCCGATTGACGTGTTTTGACGAGTTTTGACGAGTTAAGCATTGATTATGTGACCCGACAAGGGGTTGGTGACAGCATTGGTGACAGCATTGGTGACAGCATTGGTGACAGCATTTTTAGGGGTTATCTATATGGGCTTATTGGAGTTAGCAAAATGCTGTCACCAAAATAGGGCCTTCCCCGGTAAAACACGCAATTCCTTATTTTAGATGGGCCTGAACGCATTATAACTCTTTTATATACATATACTTGTAAGACGATACGTTACGAGAGAAGAGATAACAAGGCGAAACATAATTAACGCTTAACTTCCATAATTAATGCTTAACTTTTGGCTTTCCGCCCCAATGGTGACAGCATTTTCATCGAAAACACACTTAAATCGTGTGCTATCAATAGTTTATGCTGTCACCAGATTACAGAATGCTGTCACCAAACTTTTGGAGAATGCTGTCACCAAATTTTGAGAATGCTGTCACCAAATTTTGAGAATGCTGTCACCAAATTTTGAGAATGCTGTCACCAAACTCTACAAGATGGCTCGGCAGACCACAGAAATTGCCCGTGGAATCGCCGGAGCGCGCGCTCGGTTGTATGATGATGCAAGCAATAGAGTTATAGATTGCGTGTTAGGCCGCTCGATTCATTGATTCACCGTGATTCGCACAATTTTCAAAACTTGCCCGAAAATCACGAAAAAATCGTGTAAAATGTACACGAAAATACTCGCGCCTTGATTCTAAAGGGTTTACGCAACGAATCAGGCCAAATCGGGCAACATAATCAATAGAGCATTGATTGTATCGCGTTGATTCGCAACGGGTTGCAAGCAACGTGCAACGGTTTGCAATAGGTAGTACTGGTACGCTCGCGCCGATGTCGCGCTGCTAAATGGTTTGTCCTCATATACTTAGGAGGCTGCTCTGTATGTTGTTGAGTCGTCGAGGCTTGCGTGGTTTCCTCGTAAGGCTCTCATTCTAAAGGGCTTGGCCGTGGGTAGGGTCGCCCCCACCCACCCCACCCCGCCGCCGCGGCGCCGGAGGCGCACACACAATCACGTACCCGCGCACAAGACCGTCCAACATATACCACACAATTGAGCGTCCGGCGCGGCCCCTCCCCGGGATACAAGACAAAGGACTTAGCATAATACATGCCTGCATACAAACAGGTTTTGAGAGGGAGTGAACTTCTCCCGCCCTGTAAGCGTACGACGACATTCCGAAATGTAAGCGAGCGACGACATGAGCCAGAGACGACAGGTGGCAACAGCCTTTGAACGCCCGGGTGCTCAAATCGCGAAGCCGATAGATTCCCTTTACGGTCGAGAGATCCCAGAGCGCGCGGATGGCCCTTGGGATGGAGACATCGACGATGAGTAGCCAGATTACGGTCACGAAATGGATTTGGGATTTCACAGCCCAGTCCGGCCACGCCATGGCGGGATACATCGTGGTCACGAAGGTCAAGCAGCATCACGGTATGCACGCGGCCCTAATCGCGGCAGCCGTCGGCACTGTCGCCGCGGCCTTGAAAGAGTTTTGGTACGACCAGAATTACGAGACTGTCGATACGAGGGGTAGCAACCTCTTGGACTTCTCGATGTACGAGATCGGCATAATCGCCGGTCTGTTGTTCTAAGAGAGCCGGGCTCGAATAACAACCGGATACAAGGCGACAGAATTCACATCGCCCCAAGTACTTCGGACCCGAAGTAAAGGGCAAATTTTCGCAGTCAGCGAAGTATTACCGCTCGCCTCAGGCGACGGACTCGGCGGCAAACACGTAGCTTCAGGCCGCATGACTATTTCGGTGAGCAATTCCGAACGCCGCGACCCGGCGAGACGTCTGGAAAACGAGGCCAACTTTACATAGGAGGTGAACCGATGACCCTAGCACTTTAGGAGGTGTCATGTGGTATCACCCGTAATAGTTTCGAAGCGTCCCAAAAATGCCGAACCCAAAAAGGGCCGGAAGGGACGTAAGATCGGGAAAGGTGTCAGGAAGGTCGCGCACTCGCGCTGGTCTACCTACGCCAACCTGATCGCGCATTGCAAACAACGCCGGGAGCAGTCAATCAAAACCCGCACGTGTTTGGCTTGCGACAAAGTTTTCCACAGTCATAATGCCGCAAAACGACATATATGTCTGTAGAAGGAATCGTGAGGAGTGGTTAGGCTAATCTCACATGGGATTCCCTGCGAAGTTCAAAGCGAACATCCCCGTCAAGGGGCAGGTTCGGAAGTCGCGTTCCGACGCGGGGATTGCTAATCAACTCGAACGAGGCGCCATCGCGCGCCTACCTCACAGCGATTCGTGGAACGTTACTCAGCATGAGTAGTCCGAAAGGACAGATGGCCGTGCGAGTCGGCTGCGGTCCACAGGATGGGCTCGTAGTTCAGCCCGGGAGAACGCCTGCTTTGCAAGCAGGATGTCGGGGGTTCGAATCCCTCCGGGTCCACCAATTTTGAAATAGTTCAAGTGGGGTGTAGCGCAATCGGTAGAGCATTCGGCTGTTACCCGAAAGGTTGTTGGTTCGAGTCCAACCGCCCCAGCCAGTCGATTATATCGTAGTACCGATTGGGGGTGCCTCTAACACCCCCGATCAAACCCTTTAGAGGAGGGCCAGATGGAAGTTTTCAAGTGTTTGTATTGTGATTCGGACGTGAACCCGGAAACGGGATTGCCTAAGCGCGGTCCTAAGAAATCGAAGTTCTGCTCTAAAACTTGTAATAGCAATCTCAGAGTTGACAAGTGGAGAGAGCGAACTAAGATACGCGCAGTTGAATACCTCGGCGGCAAATGCGCCCGATGCGGTTATAGCAAGTGCATGTGGGCCTTGCAGTTTCATCACCGAGACCCAGAGATGAAGAAGTTCACTATCTCAAGTTGTTGGCGTCACGTTCGTTCTTGGGACGTCATACAGCAAGAATTAGACAAGTGTACTCTTCTTTGCGCAAACTGCCACGCCGAAGAGGAAGACAGATTAAGAAATTGAGTTTCACTGCGGGGCTTACCGAAAGGTGGCCCCACCATATTGAGTTTTCACGCGAGACCGTACTCAGTCGGAAAGTCCGTATTGTTCGTCACCTTCGCCGTGATTTTGTAAGCCCCGATGCGACCGCTGCAACAGGTAATGTGTTGCATGTTCTCGGGGTATTGATAGTGCGTGGGTTCGATCCCCACTTCGACCGAACAGGCGCGCCCTACGGGCATCCCGCCCCACTACGTCGTGTAGATCAGTGGTAGAGCATGCGGCCTGCCAACACCCTGTGTGCAAACGAATGGGTCGGAGCCGCCAAGTTTCATTCGGAAGGGACAGAGTGGTGAGAGCCCCTGACGAAGACGCACCATGTGCCCGGGAAACTGGGGGACGGTCGTGCACCTCCCCGAATGAGAGATTATGATTCGACATCGCCCCCCTGCGGAGAACACAATGCGGTCAAGTCCTCCCAAGAACATCTATTGGGAGCTGACTAAGGCCGGAGAGCCCTGTCCCTATTGCGGTCGCCTCCACGACGAGGCCGGTCGCCAACTGGACGAAAGAGGCAAGTTGATGGTTCAGCCCGCGCGCCAAGATGGAGACGTCAAGTTCGTGAAGCCCTGTCCGCGGTCTTCGCTGAAACAGGCCCAGATCCGTAACGCCCCGCCCTTGAAAGTGAATCGCATGCTGGGGACCGAGAGAGAACGATTGTCGCGAGTCGGTAAATAGTTGCCGAAAGGAGTATCCATGTTGAGGAGTCGTGATCGCTTGGATATGAAGAAGGACGAAAAGCAGGACGAGTTGGAGCGAATAGAAAAACTCGAAAAGCAAGTCCATCTGATCGAAGAATACGAATTGAAGAAGTCACGGGGGATGCTAGTAGCACGATCCGTGATTCTGACCATAGGAGACAAAGACATGCCAGCAACCATTCTCGTAGGCGGAAACGGCGCGAAGGCCGTCTTCACTGAGTTCACAGGACTCAACGGAACAGGAAACGTGATCGCGCCGATCTTGGCGCCAGTGTTCTCATCCAGCGATACGACTATCGCAACCGTGGATCAGAGCGGCAATATTACCGCTGTGGCTCCCGGAGCAGCAGTTATCTCTGCCATAGACAGTGGCAACAATCTTAGCGCGTCGGATACGGTTACTGTTAACGCAGCCGCACCACCGCCTCCCCCGCCGCCAGTCGCACAGTCGGCCACAATGGTTGTGACTGCCGTCGCGTGACTGCAAAAAGCTGTCAAGTCCGTGTTCGGTTAGATTCACCTACGGAGGTGACTGATGAACGAAGTGAACCGGCTATAAGCCGTTGATACACGCAAGCATCTGGTGAAAGCCGACCTACTAGGCTTGACGGGCCCGGAGAGACGGGCGCTTATTTTAGGAGCCACCATGAAGGTCAAGAATTCGCAGGAGGCCGTTGAGGCCATGAAGAAAACCGCGCCGGAAGCAATCGACGCTGCGGATATGATGGATGGTGCTCCCAACGCGGGCACGCGTTCGACAGGCAAGTCCGTCGAGCCCGGCCCGTTCAAGTACCGCTTCTCGACCGACACCGCGGTAACAGAGGCCAAGGCCGACGCAGGCGCGCACAAGCGCGCGGTCGAATTGCAGGAAGGCCAGAACCTCAGTAAACTGGGCAAGGACACGCCCCCGGGCGGCGATTTGGAAGAGCCGGGCAAGGGCGAGAAGTTCGAGTCCACGCGAATTGGATAATTGCGAGGCGCTATGATCGCATCCCTGTTCGGTTACGCATTTTCGCTTTGGATCATAGTCTACGCGTGGGGAATTGTCGCGTGGCAGAAGTTGTTCCCAAGACGCAACAAGCCGTGTTCCCGACCGCGATGTGGTTGTGGAGAAAGTTTCAAGAGGAAGCAATGAATCAGAAACAGCGTATCGAAGAGTTGGAAAGGGAAGTGAAGGAACTCCGGCGTCAACTTTTGGATCTGTCCTTGCGGCAGCCTCAGGCTATTCCGATCTACATCCCGAATCCGGCTCCCGCACCAGCGGCTCCGTATCCGTGGACGCCGAACTACCCCATGATCACTTGTGGGATGAACACCACTATGGACCAGAGAACACGTTCGAATTTGCAGTAAGAGATTTGCCGAGGTCAAGATGGTGAGATCAACGTCGCGGTCTACGTCTCACTGATGAACCCTCCCACGAAACGCCGGGCCACTTCCAAGCGTACCCGGGGCGATATGAATGGCCGCACCATTTGAGGAGTAACATGAAAGCATTCACACTCGGACAGCAGCCGCAGCATCCACAAGATGCGCAGCCAGTCCAAACGAGTGTGACGGTAGCTCAACGGCAGAGCACGCGATTGTGAATCGCGGTACGAGGGACCAACACCCTCCCGTCACCCCACTAGGGTGATAGAGGAGTCTGGTTGTCCTCGCCTCTCTCGGACAGAGGAGAACGGTGGTTCAAATCCACCTCACCCTACCAATTTTTTCTTGGCAGGTAGTGTAATCCGGTAGCACAGTTGGCTCTGAACCAACGAGTCTGGGTTCGAATCCTAGCCCGCCAACCACATCGATAGGCTGGTAAGCTTAATGCAAACTGCCCGGCTCCAACCCGGGACTTGGGAGTTCAAGTCTCTCCCGGCCTGCCATTTGAGAAGTACAATCGCACCACACGAAAGGAAACACAATGAGCAAGGCATCAAGCAAGACGGCAAAAAAGTCGTACCCGCGTCCTCTCCAAGACCGCGTGCTCGTTTCACCCGTTCAAGATGACGAGAAGACGGCCAGTGGGTTGTTCATCCCGGAGTCGGCAAAAGAAAAACCGCAGATGGGCAAAGTGTTGGCTGTCGGCAACGGTGCAATCGACCCCGTTACCTTCAAGCGCATTCCGATGGAAGTCATCGTCGGAGATCAAATCCTGTTCGGGAAGTACAGCGGCAACGACATCAAACTTGATGGCGTTGAGATGCTGATTTTGAAAGAGAATGAAATTCTCGCAGTCATCTAAAAGGAGACCACAATGTTTATCGTAATCGCAGGAGTAATTGCTGGGTTGGCAGGCATCGGCGTGTACGCGACCTTGAAGGGCGTGTTCGGAGCAGTTGCCGAAGCTTGGGCGAAGTCCGAGGAAGTCAAGGTGAAGGCTGAGATCGCAAAGTTGAAGCTCGATGTCACGACCGAAGTTTCGAAGGTCGAGACTACAGCTTCCGCCGATCTGACCGCATTCGTCGCCAAGATCAAGTCGCTTCTGTAATTGAAACTCTGCGGGGCCGGTCCGGCGCGAAGGGCCCCCTTCATGCGGTGGTGCACACCACGCAGAATATCGCCGGGCACTTATAGAACCACAGGAGATTCAGCATGTCAGCAACGATAACGAAAGGAACGCAGGCCGATTGGGGTCGTCTCTTCTTGACTCCGGGCTCGATTCCCGCACTCGCCTCTTTACCAAATCCTCTCGGGCTGGACCTCCTGCAAATCATAGATGAAGGCGGCGACATCGTTGTTAACGTCAACAAGTTGGGTGTTGTCACGCTGTTTCCGTCCAACGGTGCTGGCGGCGGTGGCTCAAGCGTTGCTTCCAAATTGGGCGCGGCTGCAAATTACACGATACTCGCGGCGGCAGGCATCACCAACGCTACCCCGGGCACTGTGATCAAAGGCGGGAACATCGGATCATTTCCGACACCATCGATTACCGGCTTTCCTCCGGGCGTAGTCACAGCTCCGTACTCCATCGATAACACCGACGCAGCAGCGGCGCAGGCCGCGGCTTTAATCGCGTACAATTATTACACTGGTCTGTCTTTCACATCCTTGGGCGGATCAATCAACTTGAGCACTGCCTTCTCGGGTGGGAATGTCGTCACCCCGGGCAACTACAGTTTCGGTGCTGCGCTCATGACGACAGGTCTCGTCCTGAACGGCGCCGGTCTGTATGTGTTCAAGGGATCATCGACCATCAACTTGGCCTCAGGCCAAGCAGTGACGTTCGAGAACGGCGCGGACCCCTCTAACGTGGTTTGGTTGGTCGGCAGTTCGTTCACTTCCGTTGCCACTTCCACGATGGGCGGAAACATTCTCGCCAACACCTCCATCACGCTGGGCGGCGGTGTCTTGGCCGGTCGCGCGCTGGCTGGTATCGTTACGTCGAGCGGCGCAGTTACTATCGCGGCGGCTACGACTGCTACTTCACCGGGCAACGGCAGCGGCACCACGAAGCAGGTTCTGTTCGGTAAGTACTACACCCGTTTGGGTCAGGGTCTTACCAACACACTCGCGGGCTATTTCGCCGACGTGTTCTCGGAAAACGCACAGTTGCAGGACATTCTTCAAGTGACGGTTCAGGGCGGCAAGGCTGTGTACCACCTCGATCACCTCGGGGTCGCGTACTACTCCTAAGGAGCACCATGGTCACCTTCATCGTTTTGGCGGCAGCGACCGCTTTGGGAACTACTGGTCAATTTCTTGACGCATACACCACATACATTGGCGTGGACGTCAAGAAGATCGCAGTGGAAACAAACTCCTCGGCAACGTGGCTTGTTGCTCATCCTGCACTTAACTTCATCGTGAAAACAGGTGGCCCGCTTCTGGCAGGGTGTTTGGGTTTGTTCGCTGCACCCCACATAGCTCCTGATCACACTGGCCTCATGATTCTTCAAGTGATGATTGCCGGGACGCAGGTAGCGATGGGCGTCACAGGGCTGTTGGCGGCTAAGGGCAACAACGCGATTAACAACGCAAAGAAATAAGGAGCATCATGGCAACCGGAAAAGGAAACACCAACAGCATCTTGTTCCTTGAAGCAATCTTTCAAGCAACGTTCTCAGAGATCGCTAGCTTGCTCGCGAACGCGGGCAGCCCGCTGACTAACTTGTACGTCAGCTTGCATACTGCGAACCCGGGCGCTACCGGCAACCAGACCACGAGCGAAGCGGCCTACACGAGTTATTCCCGCGTGCCAGTCGCGCGCACGTCCGGCGGCTGGGCAATTACGGGCGAGACGATTTCGAACGTCGCCGCGGTGACTTTCCCGGCAGCAACAGGCGGCAGCGAATCAGAAACGTACGCCGCTATCGGAACCCTCGCGTCCGGCACGGGCAACCTGCTTTGGTTCGGAGCCTTGACTACGCCTTTGGCGGTTAGTTCGGGGATAACTCCGAGCTTCGCCATCGGCGCGCTGACGATTACAGAATCCTAAGGAGCGCCCATGAGTATTTTCGGGACTCCTCTTGTAAGTTTTACGGGTGGCTCAGCTTTCTCACCTGTGACTTCGAACGCTATCAACGTTCCTTCGGGTGCGATGATTTGCTTTCTTGCTGTCGCGCCTACTGTTGATACACCCGTCGTCGTCACGGACTCAAGTTCGAACGTGTACGCGTCAACTACGTTGATATCGGACGGGACTGACGACTATCAGTTCGGTTACACTTTCGGCGCGCCCGCAAACGCCGCGCTAGTTGTTACGGCGAATTGGCAGCCAAATTCCGGTACAGCACTTCTGTATGTCTGGGTCGTTCCCATCACGGGCGGCACGCCTATATTCGACGTGCTATTCCTAGAGGGGGCGCTGGTTTCGGCAGGTCTCAGCAATACCGCCTCGGCAAACACGTCGGGCACAGACGAAATAGCGTTCTGCGGCATATATGATCGGAATGGAGTTGGCGGGTGGAGCGCGACACCGCCGATGATCCTTGAGACTTCATCCTTTCAAAACGTTCGTCAAGCAGGGGCCTATACAACGTACAGCTCGCCGCAGACGGGCGCAGTTCTCGGCATATCGACTGCAGGTTCCCCAGCCGGAGGGATTGTTGGCGTCGCGTTCAAGGCAGGAGCATCGCTCTCGAATATTGTGGCAGCGATGGCCGGGGCCGGATCTCTTAGCGGAACACTTTCCGGTACCGGATCTTTAGCCGCAGTTCTTGCAGGACATGGCTCGGTTGTTGCAAACCTCACTACATTTATCAGTCCGAACCTCGTTGCCGCAATGGCTGGAACGGGTTCGCTCTCGGCCACACTATCCGCTTCGGCCTCTTTGGCCGCAGCTATGGCGGGGCAGGGTTCTCTTATCGGAAATTTGACGGGCGAGGTTGTGGTGTCGCTTGCGTGCGCCATGGCAGGTCGTGGCAGCATGGGTGTGTTCTCGTCGAACCCGGTGGGGAGTCAGCCGTCTCCGTACATCTTGAGAGAGTTCGGAGTCACGTTATCGAATCCTGCGTATCTGGACACGAACTCCAATACGTTGCAGTTGTTTCACCAGCCAAGTTTTCTCCCCAATGTGAATGCGGGCTCTGTGCTGCCGCCACGTTGGTCAACTCCGGGAACCCCGGACAACCAAGGTTTTCAGGGACGCGTGCAGGCGCCGGGCGAACTCTTAGTCGCGCCCGACAACCTTCGCCTCTCAGGCAAGGTTTACACAGTGACCGCGCAGGGAATGGTTTTCATTCCTGCCTCTGCGGTTAGTCCGACTGTCAATATCATTCTGTCACAGAACTATTTTGGCTTCGGTCAGGCGCAGGTTATCGACACCCTGTTTACTTTGGTGAGCCCCACGGCTCTGGTGCCGGGTACAATGAATAGTTGGACGCTGATTGCTACGCTCGCCGGAAACGGCGTGGGTACGCCGGTCGTTAGTTGCGCTGGCCGCTTGTGGATTGGCGGGACGCAGTACTACGGAAGCGGATACTCAATCAATCCGCCCCAGACTATTTCGGGCCATTCGCGCCCGAGTCGTCACCGAGAGCCCATCATACAGTTGAGTTTGGGTGTGCAGTTCGGCGGGACCATCAGCGGGCCGGATTTATTCCAAGCCTACTTGACCAAGTTCGAAATGAGTTACAACAAGGGCAATTTCTAGGAGTCCTTATGAGACTTCTTCTGGCAGTGAAGTCGTGTCAGCGCGATTTAGAAAGAGGCAGTCACGAAACCATCAGGCAAACGTGGGGTCGTGATGTGCGAGACGCTGATTTACGTTTCTTCATTGGCCGGGGCACGCCATCGAAAACAGACGAAGTGTCTGTAGACGCGCCAGACGATTATGATTCGTTGCCGCAGAAGACACGCGAGATTTTGCGGTGGTCGGTAGCCGCCGCATACGAGTTCACGTTTCTTTGCGACACCGACACCTTCATCATCCCACGGGGGTTGATGGCTTGTGGATTTGAGTCCCATGATGTGGCCGGTAAGTTTTGTGTAGGCCATCCGGTGGGAAGCCTGCCTTTCGATTACAAGGATGAGCGCGGGGAGTATCGTGGAGTTTATTCGTGGCCCTCTGGCGGTAGAGGCTATTTCGTCTCAGCCAAAGCAGCTCGCGTTATCGTCGATACCGAACCGCACGTCTGGGCAGAAGACATGTACGTGGGCCAAGTACTGGGTCCGTGGATTCAAGGCGGCGTGATCCGTGCCGCGGATCTGATAGATTTTGTCGGGCACATCTCTTGGCACTATCCCCGAAGTCATTTCGTAGTTGACTATCTTGCGGGTTGGATGAAAGCCATGCAGTCATTGCACGGGGCTACCAAATGATCGTCGTCAAGCTTTTAGGCGGGATGGGCAATCAGCTCTTCCAGAGAGCGTACGGTTTCGCATTGGAGAGCCACGGCTTCGAAGTTGCTTTCGATAGATCTGAACTTATCGAGGGCACGCATCGCGAGTATTCACTCGAAGAGTATTTCGATCTCCAGTTCAGAGACAACTCAACGAACCAGCCCCTGTATGAGAAGAGTTTGAGGTTCGACTCCCAGATGTTGGAGCCGCCCTATGACCGCACTATGGTGGGGTACTGGCAATCCGAAAAGTACTTTGAGGCTCAATCGTACAGCATTCGAAAGCGATTCAACTCTCATTGGATGTTCAAGCCTCTTCAGCCCTACACGAAATCAATAAGTACCGAGATATTGAAACAGAACAGTGTGTTCATTCACGTCCGTCGTCAGGACTATGTGGGTCTACAACATTTTCACGGGATGCCGGGACTCGACTACTACGCCGGGGCCGTGGATACGATTCGTGACCAACACATCAACCCCAAGTTCTTTGTCTTCTCCGACGACACGGACTGGTGTAAAGAGCATTTCCCGTCTGACTTCCGCATCGTGGAAGGCACGGACAAGCACGAAGACTTGAGGCTCATGGCCTCCTGCAAGCATGCCATTGTTGCCAACTCCTCTTTCTCTTGGTGGGGCGCGTGGATCGGCGACGATCAAGCGGGCAGAACGGTGATCGCACCCCGTCGTTGGTTTGCTGTTGAGAAAGACAAAGCGGACGACACGGATATCGTCCCAGAAAGATGGCTTAGGATATGAAGTTCGAAGCATTCGTTCCAGACTGGCCCGGCCCCAAACAGCATGCGCAAGAGGTTGCAAATAGAATCATTCCGCACTGTGGGGTAACGGTTCTGGACGATCCCTCCGACTACTTCAACGCGCAGTGGAAGAAGGCGCGCGCGCAGTTCACCGGTGATGTTCTCCTGTGGGTTATGGCTGATGTCACGCTGCCCGTTGATTTCGAAACAATGTTTTCAGAGATGGAGAGAATTTTCTCTCGCTGGGATGTGGGTTGGTATGCCCCGGATATCGCGTGGACGAGCTACATCTATAATCTTACTGATCTGAAACTTGTTGAGCCCTGCGTCTACGAAGTTCCCAACACTGATTCTTTGTGCATCGCGATTCGCGGAGATGTTGTACGACGGATGCCGCGCATAGACCCCCAAGTATCTTTCATGTGGGGTATGGACTTCATCGCCATCGCCACCGCGCGACTTATGGGATTGAAGGTGGTTCGAGACTATCGGTTCAAGGCCTATCACCCAAACAGTACAGGCTACGACATCCCTCGCGCGTCGAGTGAGATGGCCGCGGTTATCGCTGCTTGCCCTCCGGCGCATCAAGAAGAGATTGGACGTTTGCTGGCTGAGGATAATTACCTCAAGAAAAGAGCCCGAGATGAATCTCAGGGATAAGCGGGTTTGCGTAACTGGCGGCGCTGGCTTTCTGGGATCGCATGTCGTCAATCGTTTGTGGGCGATGGGTTGTTCCAAAGTTTTTATACCCCGCATTCAGGACTACGATTTGCGCCAACGCGAGGACGCAGTGAGGATGTATCACCACGCGCAGCCGGATGTTGTCATTCATTTGGCGGCGCTCGTAGGCGGCATCGGTGCGAACCGAGCCCTCCCCGGAAAGTTTTTCTACGACAACGCAATAATGGGGATGCAGTTGATGGACGTCGGGCAGCAGTTCGGCATTCAGAAGTTTGTGCAGATGGGCAGCGCATGCGAGTATCCCGCGAACGCGCCGATACCCACGCAAGAGACGGATGTGTGGAGCGGTTTCCCCGAGGGCAGCAACGCTCCTTACGGAATAGCCAAACGCGCCCTTCTGGTTCAGGGCCAAGCGTATCGCGTGCAATACGGCATGAACGTCATTCACATCCTGTCCACGAACCTGTACGGGCCCGGCGACAATTTTGATCTGGGAACGTCCCACGTTATTCCGGCGATAATCAGTCGGTGCGTGACAGCTAAAGAAACAAACGCCTCCTTTATTACGATGTGGGGAACAGGGCGAGCAACAAGAGACTTCATGTTCGTGAAGGACGCCGCGGAAGGAATCATCCAAGCCGCGGAATCCTACAACGAGTCCATGCCCATCAACTTGGGATCGGGCAACGAGAATTCAATTTCATATATTGTCGATAGAGTTAAGAGCATAGTCGGTTTCCACGGCGATGTTGTCTGGGACGCCAGCAAGCCCGATGGGCAAGCCCGCCGGGTTCTGGATATTACTCGTGCTCGTCAGTTCGGATTTGCACCAAAGACGTTGCTCGAACAAGGGCTGAAAGAGACCATCGAATGGTACGTCCAATCACGCTAGGCCACCTCGGCATCAGTTCGAAGGGTCGAGAGTACGTGAACGACGCTCTGGACAACAACCGTTTGTCCCGCGGCAAGTACACGGAAACTTTCGAACGCGAGTTCGCGCATCTGCACCAGTCCAAGCACGGCATCTTCATGAACAGCGGAACGAGCGCCCTTCAGGTGGCGCTGGCCGCACTGAAGGAAGTTCACGGATATCAGGATGGGGACGAGGTGCTGGTTCCGGCCACGACCTTCATCGCCACATCGAACATCGTGTTGCAGAACAACTTGAAACCGGTGTTTGTGGACGTGCACCCACTTACGTACAACATTGATCCCGAGATGATTCGGGAGAAGATTACATCTCGTACGCGCGCGATCATCCCGGTGCATTTGTTCGGGCTCCCCGCGGATATGCGGATGATCCAGAACATCGCATCAGACAACGACCTTCAGGTGATTGAAGACAGTTGTGAGACCATGTTCGCGCAGACGAATGGCCGATCTGTAGGTTCGTTCGGGCATCTGTCTTGCTTCAGCACGTACGTAGCCCATCTCGTAGTTGGCGGCGTCGGCGGGCTTGTTCTCACGGACGACGACAAGCTGGCTAAGATTTGCAAGAGCCTCATGGCTCATGGTCGAGACTCGATCTACACGAGCATCGATGACGACAACAACGTCGGCAGCGGCCTTCAGAACATCATCGAACGCCGCTACAAGTTTGATCGTCTGGGCTACTCGTATCGGGCGACGGAGTTGGAAGCAGCAATTGCACTGTCAGAATTGGAACGCTGGGAAGAGAACATCACCCGTCGTCGCCAGAACGCAGCGTACCTTACGTCTCTGTTGCGAGACGAAGACAACATTTTGCAGCTCCCGTTCATCCCAGAGAACTACACTCACAGTTTCATGATGTACCCCATGGTGCTGAGCCCGCACTTGGATCGCGATAAGCTGCTGCTGCTTTTGGAAGAGCGCGGCATAGAAACTAGACATCTTTTTCCCTTGCTTTCGCAGCCAATTTATGAGAAACTGTTCCCAGGAGAAGCCGAAAAGTATCCTGTGGCACAGAGATTGGCGAAACACGGCTTTTTCATCGGGTGCCATCAGGGTCTTACTAAGGAGGACTTAGATTATGTCTCTGAGGTCTTTCATGAATACAACCCGGTGTATCGATGACAACTAAAATTTGTGTCGGCTGCAAAGAGCCGAGGTCATTAGACGAGTTTTATAAAGATGGGCGACGACTCAATGGTTTGTGGTCTCGATGTATTTTGTGTATTCGTATCGCGAGTAAGACTCCCGAAAGTCGTCTGAAGAGGAACGCGTATCGTCAAAGCCCGAATGCTCAAACGAGCCTTTTCAAAACGTCCTTGAAAAGAAAGTTTAGAATGTCCCCGGAAGATTATGAATATCTTTTGGACGCCCAAGATGGCCGATGCGCTTTGTGTAAGAGGGCGTTCGATTCTAAACTCTTGAAATTATCAGTAGACCACGACCACAAACATGTAATTCACTCAGATGGTGCTGCGGCGGGTTGCATAGAGTGTATTCGGGGTTTGTTGTGTTCCAATTGTAATCGAGTTGTGTTGCCTGTGTTGGAGCGGGACTCAGATTTACAAAGTGATGTGGTTAAGAAATATCTATCTCAAAGACCGCTGAAAGAAAAATATGACCGTATCAATTTTGGTGCCGCTCTATAATCAAGCGTCGTTTGTAGCGGAAACGTTTGATTCTATTCTTGCGCAAACATATATAGATTGGGAAATAATTTGTGTGAATGACGCCAGCACGGACAACAGTCTTGAAGTGGCCGCAAAGTACGCAGACAAACATTCCCAGATCCGGGTGATGAGCAACAAGGTGAACCGCGGATTACCCGCGACGAGAAACATCGCCTTAGGCCACTCCGTTGGGGATCTGATCCTTCCGCTGGACTCCGACGATTGGATCGAGCCCGATTACTTAGAGAAGACAGTGGCGCGCATGATGGATGGTGTGGGTGTTGTCTCGACATGGATTCACATTTTTGGACTGGGCCGCGAAAGCACTGGCGCGCCGGGTTCGAGTTACCCGATATTTGTTCCCACGCTGGAGCAGATCACTTCAGGAAACACCTTGGCAGTATGCTCCTTGATTCGGCGCGAGACGCTTCTGGAAGTTGGCGGCTGGCCCGAGGACTTTACGCGGGGCTCAGAGGACTGGGCTTTGTGGTGTTCGATTGTGGCTTTGAATAAGTGGAAGATAGATGTGATTCCGGAATATCTGTTTCATTACCGAGTTCATAAAAACTCAATGTGCAGGTCAAAAACAATGGCCCCCTTTTCAGAGACATTAGCCCGAATCCAATCTATTTATAGAAAGGAAAAATAATGTTGGGAACGCTGTATCGTTATCCCCATCCGTATAAATCGGATGCGTTTATTTACGTAGGCCAAGGACCAAAACGGGATAAATCTCATCGCTCGGCGCTTTCGTCTTTTGGAAAGCGGTTTAGGAAAGAATTTCCGGGTATAGCTTTGCCTCAGCCGATTCGAGAGAAGATTGAAGTACAGGATTACCTTGAGCTGAACGAACTGGAAACTATTTGGATGTTTCAATATCATACGTGGTACGGCTATGATGGTGGGATGAATCTTAGACTCCCGGAAGATAAAAATTATAAGAACATAGCCCAGATGGGCGGCAGGGTTGGGGGACGCAAAACGCTAGAGTCAGGAAAACTTTATAAGTTCTCTACGTCGGACTCTATTAAGGGCGGTAAAGCTTCTGGTCCCGTTAACGGTCGAAGCGGGGGTCGTATCGGCGGGCGTAGAAATGTCGAAAGCGGGCATCTCGCTCGTCTAAGAAATCCAGAGCATCAGGCGGCAGCTGCTCGATCTCAAACCCATAAACGATTTCACGAAGATCGAAATCGTGCAAATCCTCGTTGCGTTCTTTGTAGCGAACGAAATCTGATAGTTGCTTTTTCTTAGACTTTATGATACACGACATAGTTCAGGGGTTGTGGGTGACGGGCGATCTCTCCAACATGGAGAGGCTGAGCATCAATTCCTTTTTGAAGAACGGACACGAGTATGTTCTGTACGTGTACGATTCTGTAGGTCGCATACCCGATGGCGTGATCGTCAAGGACGCGAACGAGATTATTCCGCGTGAGCAGTTGTTCTTGGTCCGCGGTGGCTATTCAAGTTTCTCGGATTTCTTCCGATGGAAACTGGTTCTGGAAAAGGGCGGCTGGTGGGTTGATACCGACGCCGTGTGCCTCAAGCCCTTCGTGTTCGATTCTGAATACGTGTTCATCGGTGGTTTGGGGAAACCGGGATCAGACGATTGCATTACGAGTGGGTTGTTCAAGGCGCCCGCGCACAGTCCGATTATGGAGTGGGGCTGGGCGCAGTGTCAGCAAATGAATCCGGCGACTATGACGTGGGGCCAAGCAGGCCCTCCTTTGATCACAGAAGCAGTTCACCATTTCGGATATCAGAAGTACATCATACCCGGACGATTGTTCTTTCCCATATTCTGGGCGGGCGTGCCAAACGACTTTACGAGAGCAGGGGCGTCTATAGATTTCAAGGATGCCTATTCAGTTCATTTCTTCAACGAATTGTGGAGACAGGCCGGTCGGGACAAGAACGGAACTTATCCCAGCACATCGGTGTTCGAGCAGCTAAAGAAAGAATGGGGATCATGAAACGCGCGCTCATCACAGGGATCACGGGCCAAGACGGCAGCTATCTGGCCGAACTCCTGTTGGAGAAGGGCTACGAAGTTCATGGCATCGTTCGCCGGTCAAGCAGCATCAACACCCAAAGGATCGATCACGTATTCGATCAATTGCACTTGCACTTTGGCGATCTGACCGACGCGGGATCAGTGAACAGAATTGTGGCGACAATAGAGCCCGACGAGATTTATAACCTCGGCGCTCAGAGCCACGTGCGTGTGAGTTTCGAAATACCAGAGTACACGGCAGACGCGGATGCGCTAGGCACCCTGCGATTGTTGGAAGCCAATAGGAATTTGATCTGCCCGGCGAGGTTCTATCAAGCCAGCAGCAGCGAACTGTACGGCAAGGTATTGGAAACGCCGCAGAGCGAGACGACGCCGTTCTACCCCCGCAGCCCCTATGGGATCGCGAAGCAGTTTGCGTTCTGGACTACCGTGAATTATCGCGAAGCCTATAATATGTTCGCGTGCAACGGCATTCTGTTCAACCACGAGTCACCTCGCCGCGGCGAGACGTTCGTGACCCGGAAGATCATCAAGGCCGCAGTACGTATCGCAGCCGGAGATCAGGACAAGTTGTTTCTGGGTAACTTGGACGCCAAGCGCGACTGGGGCTACGCCAAAGAATACGTTGAGGCCATGTGGCTGATGATGCAGCAGAACGCGCCCGATGATTTTGTGATCGCAACCGGCGAGACGCACTCTGTCCGAGAATTTCTGGACGCGGCATTTGGGTTTGTGGGCTTGGACTGGCATGGGTATGTGGTGGCAGACGAAAAGTATTTCCGCCCCGCCGAAGTGGACTTGCTCCAAGGCGATGCCTCGAAAGCCCGTAGGATTCTGAACTGGGAGCCCAAAGTCAAGTTTCATGAATTGGTTCACTTGATGGTTAACGCGGAGAGACAGTGCGCTTCTTAATCGGCGTGACAACGTGCCACAAGTTTCAAGAGCGCGCGAGCATGCAGCGTTTCACATGGGTTCCAGATGCTGAAGCCGCGGGGATCGATGTCAGGTTCTTTGTGGGCGAGCGCCCCGGAATACACACGACGGAGTTGAAGGTGCTGCTGCCTAATACGGTGCAACTGCCGGTCTCGGACGACTACCCGAATCTTCCGCTCAAGGTTCAGGCCATGTTCGCATGGGCCGTCAAGCGGGGTTACGATTACGTTTTGAAGACCGACGACGACACGCTCGTGAAGCCGCACAATCTCCTGAAAGAGTTGGGGGATTATGTCGGACACTCCAACAAGATATATTGCAGTGGGTTCGGCTATACGTTGAGTCGGCGTTCCGCGGAGGCCGTAGCGGCGGCTACGTGGGACGGAGATCCGGCTGAGGATCGGTGGGTTGGCGGTGTTCTCGCAGCCCGGGGTATTATGCCCCAAGACAGTCCGAACCGATTAATCTTTAGATCGCAATGCGGCTATAGGTGTCGAGCGCATTGTCGCCCGTCCGCGACGGGTTGGGAAAATTGTATGAATTGCGAGATCACCCGCCAGAATGCTTCCGTGGTTTGTCCCTACGACGCCCCGGAATTCGTCGAACGACTTTATAGGCTTTAAGGAGACTCATCGTGGCAGTAACCATAACGAACATCGGCACGCCCAGCAGTCAGTCTATTTTTCAGAACACGGCTGCGAACAATGTCGTGAACTCAATCAAGCCAAGTTCCGCGGTCGCTTACTCGATAAAGATTGATAACTCGGCGAACCTCGGAGCGCCTGTGTACGTCAAGTTTTACAACATGGCTTCGGGCTCCGTCATAGTCGGCACGACCGACCCAGATCACATCGTGTACGTTCCGGCAGGCGCCGTTGTAACTCACGACTTTTTCACGGGGGCCAGTTCCGGCATCACGTTCGGGACTGCTCTCTCGATGGCTGCCGTTACCACAGGCGGAACGGGCGGCACTACGTCTCCGGCGAACCCTGTTGTCGTCGCCATGACATTCGTCTAAAATTTTGATCCAGCAAACGAACGCTGGACAATCGAGTAGCGCGTACATGCGTGCTGCTCTTCACTAAAGCTTAGTTGCAGCGTGATCCGTTGCATTCTAGGTACATAACAAAGAGGAAACAAACATGGCACAAGCACTTACGCAGTACAGCATCAATGGCTCCAATCCGTCCACAGTTGGCGGAACCGGAACCCTCATCAAGTATTTTCCGAACCTCCCCGGTCCTTCGATTGGGGTTGCGAACCTGACTCCTTCGGCAACGAATGCGTCGGGTCAGTTGCTGACTCCGGGCTCGAATCGCCTGAACGGCCAGCCGTTCCACGTTATCGCTTCCGGTAACTTCTTGGTCGGCGTCGGCGGCGGCTCGTCCACTGTGACCTTCACGTTGAAGGCCAACACGGGTACCGTGGCAGCTCCGGTTTACACGACCATCGCGGCGTCTGGCGCATACGCGGCAGAAGTCTCGGACGGCGTGTTCTATCCGTTCGATATGGATGTCAAGATTCAGGGCGACTCTCAGTCCAACCTGATTCAGGGCACCCAGACGTTCCTGATCGATAACACGATCAGCACCGCAGGCACGGCTCTGACCAGCACGCTGGCCGGGCTCCTGCCTTCAACCAGCAATTCCTATCAGGGTCTGAATCCGCCTCCTCCGACGTTTGTGGTCGAGCCGGTGTTCGGTCTCGTGCTGGGTGTGACGTTCGGTACGTCGGTAGTTGGAAACAGTGCAAACCTGTTCAACTTCCAAATCGTCAACTAACAAAATCGCACGACATTCGGGAGCGCGCCGCACATGCGACGGCCTCGGTCTGTACGGTCAACTGGGTGAGGGAGGGCAAAACCGTCCTCCCTTTCTCAACACCACCATGATCCAACACAACTTGATTCATCAGTTTCTATTTTGGGGAAAAATAACCGGCGCCGCGATGGCGTTTGTTTCGGTGATCACCTTTCTGTATCAGAAGTTGGTTGCGCCTGTAGTTCGTAAGGTTGTTCACATTAGTTCAACAATCGACAAGTTGGACACAAATTGCATCCCCACGCTTCAGCATTCTTTGGATAGTCAAGACGTTGTACTAAGTGACCTGAAGGCCGGTCACGTGAGATTGGGCGACCAGATGATTCGATTCGGCGAGCGCCAAGATGGAGTAGAGAAATCGGTGGGCCAACTCCACACCTCACTTATGAACCACCTCGAAAATACGTCGAGAGAGAAGCGTAAGAAGACGAGGGGGTAACATGCCAGCAGTCAGCGTAGCACAACGCGAAGTCATGGCAATCGCAGAGCATCACCCCGAAGAGTTGTCGGCCAAGAACGCCGGACTCAAGAGTATGAGCCACAAACAACTCCACGAATTCGCGGCAGTACCCGAGAAGGGTTTGCCACAACACGTACATAAGCATGCCTCGTACGCTATGGCACGCAAGGCGAGAAACTAACATGGCATTTGGAAACGGACAAGCATCAGCAGAAGGGCTGGGTCCGGGAATCACGGACGCCATAAAGTCGTTCAAGGACAAGGGTAATAAGCCAGCGAAGCCCACGAAACTTACGCCTGCGAAACTTACGCCTGCGAAACTTACGCCTGCGAAACCAGCAGGTCAATTTGCAGATGCGCCATATGGCATGGGCGCGCCCGGCGCCGTTCCTAGTCAGGAGCCCGGTGGGGGCATGGACGCTTAACGAGACGGGCTCGTGTAGGAGAAGAACTGGCTCCTCGCGGCATGCCAGCGCACCCCGGAAATGATGCCGGGACGGCTACCGCCGTCTTCCTAAGCCCTACCTCAAGTGGGTGCAGAAGAGCATCCGACACGAGTGCCGCAAATTTTGTAGCTACATAAGATGGGGAGTGCCACTATCA